GTTTTACTCGGCTAACGATGATGAGCCTTTGTTCATAACTGTACTTCATAAAAAACACCCCTAAAGTTTTATGTCTAACTTTTGGGGTGCAGTTCAAAACACCGGCACAACCTCTCGTTTTAACTTATAATCCATTCAACCCCGGTCTTTTATACATTTTTTTCTTTATTCGGGCGAAAAACGCCTATAATGCACTATATAAGTGGTTTATAAGAGGTTTCAAAAAAGTCGACCGGCCTTGTTTTTAACTCTATAAAAATGGCCTGACTGTGCAGAAAATCAACGATTCAGACCATGAAAGTAATAACAACGGAAGATGAAGCATATAAATTGCATCCTGAGGGAGCGGGTTGAAGTATAAAAATATTGTTTGATTAAAGAAATGGAAGAAAAAAAGATTATCAATGATTTGGAAAACATTTCTAAATCTACGAAGATTGCGGACGAAGACGGAAACGGTTTTTATAGAATATTTTGGGATGATAAAGTTGAAAAAGTAAATCCGGTTGAATATTATAAAAACTACGAATTAAACAAGAGGGCTATTTCATTTCGTGATATATTGGAAATGAAAGATCCTTTTCTTGCGGGAAAACTAACAACTGATTTTTATGTAAAATTAGCAAAAGAAGAAATTGAAAAGGAAAAATTCTGGGAAACCAAAGAAGAAATTGAAGTCCCGGAAAACTTTTTAAAGTTGCTTGAAACAACCCGAAAGAAAGATCAAGTTTCTTTATTGAAAGGATTATCCATCAATCCCGACCAATTGATTTCGTTGATTTTCAAATCATTTAATGACCATCACTATCTTTACAGCAGGTATCGATTTGAAAATTTACCTAAGGATTTGGACGATAAGAAAAGGCCTAAAGTCGCTGATATTTCAAAAGAAGGGGTAATTAAGACTGTTGGAGAAACAGAGTTGACAGAAGGACAAGTTAAGAAAATGATTAATGAGCGGAAAGTCATTATTGCCCATTTTTTTGACAGAGGTGATGATTGGCATTGTTTGTTCATAACATACAATAGTATTGATGGCAGGGAAAACCATAAAAATGGCCAACCTCATTTTCATTATATCTCAAGTGCTTTTGGAATTACACGAGATGATTTCATCAAGAGCATGGAAAATGGGAATTATAAATCAACTCCTATACATATAGATTTACTGGAATATGGAAATCAGCCTACAGCCAATGATGATAACAATGAAAAATAAAATTGTTATTATAAAAAGAGGATGCGTCAAGCGACACACCCTCTTCCTCTTTCAAAAAGAGTGGCGGCAGAAAGAAAGGATGGCTTATTGTCCTTGTACAGAATCATAAATTCGGGCGACCGTCGCCCACATGTCATCCGGGAGTTCCTCGTCGGAGATTTTCTCGCAGGCCTGCTGAAGATATTCCGCTTCTTCCTTGGAGAACTCCACGGCAAGCGTTTTTTCCTTTTTCACGTCCCACTCGATGCGTTTGTCCTCGGCATTCTCACGCAGGCAGATTTCCTCCCGTTCCTCATCGCCGATGGCGATCTTGCGCAGAATTTCTTTCTTGAGATTAAAATCCCTGAAGTTGCCGCGTGCCGGCAGGAAGGTCGGCAGGTAAAGGCGGTCTTTGACTGATAGTTCCATACTGTTTATGCGGTTTGTTCGTTACTTTTCCTGATTTCCCCGACCATCGCATCGAAGTCCCGAAAAAGGGGCGCAAGGGGCTCATCCTCGGGAATGTTGCAGGAGACGACACCCTGCTCCATATAGATGACTCCGATCTGCGGGGCGTTCCCCGAACCGTCCGTATCCTTCTTCCGGATGGACGCGTGGACACGGGTCAACACGTCATTGACAATAGAGTATTCCAGCTGGTAGTCGGCATGCTCCGTACTCTCTTCGGCAATCTTGGTTACCGTTACATTGGTGATGTTCATATTCGTTCGCTTTTTGCAGTCGTTTTATTAAGCATAGGTAAAAAAGGAGCCTCATGGTTTGGAATCAGCTGGAATAATTCAGTATCTGGTAATGAAAACTGGGATAGTTGGCGCAGAGAAGCGTCAGCGAGTCGCCTCTTTCCATACCGTAGTTTGTGGTGCCGCCATTGTGGTTGCGCACGTTCATGATATTGACGTGCCCGCCCCAGTTGTAGTTGTAGACGAGCGTGAACACGCAGGCGAAATCCGACGGCAGGGACGAATACCCGAACATCGATGCCACGGAGGATGCCGTGGGCAGGTTGACGTTGTAAGTACCGTTCGCGTAGACAAAGAAAATGTTAAACTGCGAGAAATCAATGGTGTAACCGCTGCCCGTGAAGTAGATGTTCTTGATTTTGTTGCCGATGCATGCCGGAGCGACCATGGCGGCACTTGACCATACCCCGTAATTACGGTAACCGTTCTTGACATCGATATAGAGTCCGTAATTGTTCAGGTAGCTGTTCGATTTGTTATTGACAATACGTCCCGTGGCACAGGTTCCCCCGGAGGATGCGGGAAAGGTATTGGCCCCGAGCAGGACGTAGGAGGTCGTGTTACCGACACGGAACAGGTCATCGTAGATCGCCAGACCACCGCCGCTTCCGCTACCCGTTGCCGTGGAACCGATACGTCCCTGTCCGATGACAAATCCCCCGATGGTGCCGGCATTGGCATTGATGGTTCCTGTCATCGTGACGTTTCCCGAAGCATCCCATTTGATATTCTGATTGGCCAAATAGCCGGAACCGTCATTGGCGAAGAAAATCTTGCCGCTGCCGAATTTAGCCGAACCGTCGGTATTCAGCGCCCAATAGTCCACTCCCGTCGATGGGTTATCGTGGTAGATATAGCCCGAGGCTCCCATGACGATACGGTGTCCCGATGCGGGAGCCGAAGCGGTCAGGGCACTTGTCCCGAGTATCCAGCCGCCGATATTGCCGCCGACAGCCGTGATGCCCGTCCTGTCGAGCGTCACCTTGACATTGTTTCCCGCGTCCCTGACGGAGATGCTGCCGTTATAGCTGCTCCCACCCACGACGAGAGCGCTGTCCACGATGACCTGGTTGGCCCGTACCGTGCCGGTATAGATTCCGTTGGCATCGATGGTCGTGGTGTATTTCTCCGTGGAGGTCAGGTCGAAGACGGTGGCGTAGGCCACATACCAGACAACGGGTGCGGAGGAAGTTCCCTGCACGCCGTCCACGTAGAAGAAATGGGTGCTGGAGAAGTTCGCCGTACCGCAGACGACCTTGTAGACATATTCCTTCCAGTCTCCCGTGCCGGCATTCGACGTGAGCCAGCGGTGCGAGCCTCCCGTGCCGATGCTGTTCGTGGCCCAGCACAGGTTGCGCCCGACGGGTATCTTGGCGATGACCCGGGCGACGAGTACCTTGCGGCAGCTGCACATGGTACCGAAATAAAAACCGCCGTTATTCGGGGAAGCCGCACCGTTGGTCTGTATCTTCAGTACCTGCTTGCTGTCGTTGGGAGCCGTGGAATCCTGCTGGCGTGTAACGGTCACCATACCGTTCTGGGAATTGTTATAGATACTGATACCGTTGTTGCCGTTCCAGAAGGTCGGGTCGCGGTAAAGCATTCTGCCGAAGGCCATTGCCGAGGCGAGTTCCTGTGCCGTCGTGATACCCGTGGTCCACTGGGCGCTGACTGACGCGGCAAAAGTGACCGTCCCGGCGGCGTTCCACGAGATGTTGCCGCCGGCGACCTGACCGGAACCGTCGTTGTTGAGTTTCCATTTAGAGGAGTTGGTGATGGACCCGTCACTGCCCAGTGCGATGTTGTTTTTCCAGATATGGTTATGGTCGAAGGCCCACCCGGCGATACGGTTGTACACTTCCTTGCCACCGCTTTTCGTGTAGTTGGCGGAAAGACAGAAGTACTCCTGATGGTCCCACGACATCATCTGGATACCGATGAATCCCGTTTTGACACTGTTGCCGGAAGCGGCAATCTGGCCGAACACGATATGGCCCGCGTTGCTGTTCTGGTGCCATGTCAGAGTGATGCCCAACGGCTTGTAGTTTCCCGTGTACCAGTAGCCGCTGCCCGAAGATGCGGAACGGATCTGGAGCGGCGTGGCACCTGCCGCCCCCACGCTTCCCACCGTCATGTTGTCGCTTCCTATGTTGAACCCTCCGATCTTGCCCCGGACGAAGGTACAACTCAGACCGTTGATGTAGGCCGTGTTGATGATATTAGACTTGATGCTCGCCGCATCGAGTTTCGAGGAGTTGATGCTGCCGGCAGCGATACGGTCGGCAGAGAGCGTCCCGGTCCGGATGCTGCCGGCATCGATGTTCACGGCATTGACCTGGGCCGCCGTGAGCGTGCCGGTGTAGATGCCCGTCGAACCGATGTAGGTCAGGGGGTGTGCCGCGAGCGTGCTGTCTGAACTCTGCGCCAGGACAATGAAGCGGTGGCGGCGGATCTCCTCCTCAACGGATGCCGTGAGGGTACGGGGTGCCGGAGCGTTGGCCGTGGTGGAACCGCTCCGGAAGATAAGGTCGCTGTTGTAGGCAATCTGCGGTGCCGCCGGTATAGGCGACGGGCTCATGGTGCTGCTTTCGATAGGCTGGTCGGAGTAGATATGGTACACCGCGCCGGTCGTTCCGCCCCCACGCAGGAACACGGCGAACATGCAGCAGTTGCCGCACAGTTGCGCACCGGCAAACATGCGGCAGTACATTTCCGAGAGTTCGTATATGTCCCACGAGTAACCGATGCCTCCCCAACCGCCGAAGTTGGTCTTGATGAGCAGGACCAGCCCGCCCTTGTGGGTCGTATTGTGCCAGCTGTCGGGTGCCTGCTCGTTGTAGCCCCGCCGGACGAGGATATCGCGCTTGAAGTTCTGATCGCCGCCCTTGAAGATGACGGGATAATAGGTTGCGGCATCCCCGTTGATGACAATTTTCTTGTAGTAGCGGTAGCCGAAGTTCGTGACCTTGGCCGCCTCGATATCATTCTTCCACAGCAGGGATACGGAAGCGCCGAAGGTGACTTTTCCCGCGGCGTCCCATGAGATGTTTCCCGCGGCGATCTGTCCCGACCCGTCGTTGTTCAGTTTCCACCTGGTGGAATTGGTAATCGATCCGTCGCTGCCGAGCGACACGTTACCCTTGCGGATGGAACCCGTGTCGATTGTCCAACCGGCAATGCTGTTGCTCGAACCTAACCGCGCTACGCAGTTCCCGGCGGAATTCGTGGCATAGAGCCCGAAATCACTGTCGCTGTTGTAGTAGATCTGTACCCGTTGTCCGCTGGCGACGCCCGACCCCGCCCCGTATACCACAACGCGCTTGTTGCCGCTGTCTATCGAGATGTGCGTGGTGGTCAGGGCGGATGCCCCGATGGTCCAGCCGCCTACACTGCCCCTGGTGAACGTGCAACTCAGGCCGTTGATATAACCGGTATTGATGATGGACGACTTGATACTGGCAGCGTCGAGTTTCGAGGCGTTGATACTGCCTGATGCGATACGGTCGGCGGAGATGGTCCCGGCGGTAATCTGCGAGGCGTTGATACTGCCGGTATAGATTCCTGCCGCCGTGATTTTCGTCATCTTGGGATAGCCGCTGCCGCCCAGGGCTGTGGTAATGGAACCGATGGGTGCCGTCCACTGGGCACTGACCGATGAGGCGAAGGTCACATTGCCCGCGGCGTCCCACGCGATGTTGCCGCCGGCCACGGCACCGGCCCCGGAGGCGTCCAAACGCCACTTGTATCCCCGGATGCCGTTCGATCCGAGCGTGACGCTTCCCGTGGCAGACGTGCAGGCGCCTGCCGTATTGTTCTTCGTACCCCGGTAAAGCGAGTCTGCATCCACCGTCCAGCCGCCGATTTTTCCTTTGGTGACGTTCAATGTCAGTGCCTCGATGTTGCCGGCGGTGACAAGAACGGCTTTCAATGCCGCCGTGTCGATGCGTGCTGCGGCGATTGTTCCCGAGGTGATCTGCGAGGCATTGATGCATACCGCGTTGACCGTACCTGCCGAAAGAGTGCCGGTAAAGATGCCGCTGCGGTCTATATAGGTCAGTTTCGTGGACCAGCCCTCGCTGTCGGCCTTTTTGGTGATGGCGTCCGCCACGGCGCGGGCATCCGTACCCGCCTTCTTCGCCTCGGCGACATCTCCGGCGACATCCGCCTGGCAGCGCACCCACGAGCCTTTCGTGCCGGCCTGCAACGAGACGTTTTTCACCCAGGCGGTCCCTTCCGCACCGTTGTACCCGTAGATATAGAACGAGACGGGTTTCGAGAGGTCCGTCTCCGCGTCCAGCGTAAAGGTGTACGAGACCCGTTGCCAGCGGTTCGTGGCCGCCGGGGTCAGGGAGTATGAACCGCTGTTGAAGGCTGCCGAGCTCTTGCCTTTTTTCGTGCTGTATACGCCGCCGTGGATCGTCATGCCGACGGTGTCCACCATCAGGTCGGCGGAGAAGGTGTATTTGTTTCCGGGCATCATCCGGGCCTTGTCATGTACGGAAGTGGCTATGCCCAACCAGCGGCGCGTCAGCCCGAATTGGGAATTCCGGTTGATGAGCTCCAGCACGGGAAATCCGAAAACGGTGGTGTTCACGTGAGCGTGGTAACCGACGGAAGGGCTTGCCACGCCGCCGTTGTATCCCGAACCCCAATATGCGGGGACATGGGTGCCGTTAAGCGTGTTGTCCCAGCCGATGTTCTCCTTTTCCGTGTAATTGCGGAAATCCCCGTTGGGAAGCAGGTTGTCACCACCGATTTCCACTTCCCGGATTTTAGTGTCCGTGGCCGTGGAGGCAGCAGCAATGGCGGCATTCTTCGCGGCATCGGCCTTCGTCTGGGCCGTGGCGGCCGCCGTGTTGACAGCCTCGGCCTTGGCCTGCGCGATGGCGTTCGTCCAGTTCAGGCTCACGCCGGATCCGAATTCCACCTTTCCCGTGACGGCATTGTATTTAATATACTGGTTTCCATAACCCAGCTGGGCGTTACCCCCGTTATCGACAAAGAAGGTCCTGATGCCGTTTCTGAAACCGTAAATGCCGTTGACCGTCTCGGTGGCAATCGTTCCCGAGGCGTTCTTCGTGCTGAGGGCAAACGAGCCTATGGCGACACCGGAGATGGTGCCGTCGCTGTTCTTCGTGCCCGCAAAAAGTTTGGGAGTAATGACCGTGTTGTTGTTGATCAGTGTCTTGCCCGTGTTCCATTCCCTCACCCAGTCCAGCAGGTTGGCGTCCACCCCGGCCGGACCCGGGCTTCCGGCCCTGGCTTTCGACCAGACGAACGACAGATGATAGACGGTACCGGAAACTGTTACGGGGATATCCACCGTGCCGTGGTCGGCGAGCGTGGTCGCGCCGGCCGCGATAACATAGGTGATGGTTTTCGTATTATTGTTTACCGAAATAGATGAGAATCCCGCAGGTTTGGATATCGCTCCGATGGTAAAGGCCGTAAAATTCTCGTCGCCGCACATCACCCTGACCGTCGAGGTAAGGGTGACGGCCGAGAGAATCTTCCCGGCAGCATCGGCCGGAAAGACATATTCGTTCAGGGACTGGGTAAGTGTATATCCGTCCTTCTGTATGTAAATGGTCGCCTGTCCCCGGGCAACAGGAATTTTTGCCATATACCTTTTTCTGAAAGTATAGGGCAAAAAAATAGTGTCAGGTTATTATTGTCTGCCACTATCCTCGTGTTGGAAACAGCTTCCTATTTCGACACCTCGCACATCAGTACTCCCTTGCCCGTCACGTCCGCTTTGGCCACGGTAATGGACTTGCCGGTGTAGGTCTTCACCACGGAGGTCCCGGCAGAGTTCCAGAGCTTCCATGTGTAGGTGTAAGCGGTTCCCGCCGTATCCAGTTCCCCGCCGCCCCGGTACAGTACAGCCTTCACATCCACGTCGTTACCGTTGTTCTTGATGGTGAATCCCTTCTGGCTCACCAAGTCAACCGTGATGGGGTCGGACATGTCGGTAAAGGAGATGATGTCGCAGACGACCTTGTTCGCCGAGGCGTTGCCGGCGGAGGTGTCCGTGTCCTTGATGGCGCATTTGAAGGTCTCGAAGTTGAGCACCGCGTCCGCCGTGATGGTGATCTCGTTGGTCGTCCAGCCGGCTGTCACGCCACGCGGATTGGATGACGTGAGACACGCCCATCCGACCCCGAGCATCGGGCTGTAGTACGGACACGACACGGTGGCTCCCGAAGCGGCGGCGGCACTCAGGGCCGAAGTCAGCGTCACGACCTTCGTGGAGGTGTTTACCGCTGAAATGGTATATTGTGCCGAACCGATGGTAATCTTTCCCCCGGCTTCCATATTGGTGACGGAAGCTACCGTAACGGTCGTGGCACCGGCTGATGCGGCCGCAGTCAGCGTCGTGTTGGCGAAAACCGATGAATCCTTGATACCCCAGGCATAAGTGACGTTCGTCGTGTCAATGGACGCACCCCGCCACAGGTCGCAATGCGCCTTGAGTGTCGCCACCTCGTCGTTCTTGAAGACCACGCCGTCCGGGGCGTATGCCACGGCGGCGATCATCGCCCCGGCGTTCAGGTGCTGCGTGAACTGGATCTCCGAGCGGAACGGAATCTCCAGCCCGTTGGCATCGATATATACGGCCTCGAAGGTATAGCGTACCTGCGAAACGGATACCGTCATGTGATTGGCTTTGACGGTCAGGGCATATTTCGCGGAAGCCGCTCCAATCGTGCAGCTGTCCTGCCCGGAAGTAATGACTGCTCCGTTCTTGTACCACTTGGCCGTCCCGCTCTTCACCCCGGGTGTCAGGGTCGAGGCGTTACCCACCGAGGTGATCTGGTCGGTGGCCGTCTTGCCGCTGACGAAAAGCGAAGGGGTGAGGACAAGAAACGGTGACGCCGCCCACGAGGGGGCATAGGCGTTCGTATCCTTGTTATAGACTTGGGTGAGCGGTTGAGAAGAACCGATGAATGCCTGCAATGACACGGCATCGTTCTGGTCAATGATGGTGACCTGCCCGCGGGCGACTTTTACTGCCATACTGCTGTTTTATTGATTATCGTTCGTTATTTCCACCTCGCAATCGAAGACGGCCTTGCGGCACACGTCCTCCCCGGTGATCGTGATTTCCTGTCCGTGGTGCGGCGTGGCGTTCCACCGTTCGTCGCCTGCACTGTCTGCACTGGTTCTGTACCAGCGGAACCCGCTGTCGGGAATATGTCCCGTAATCTCCTCGCCGCCTTTGTAAACCCGGGCACGGAGTACGGTCGAGACGATTCCGTTGCGGAAGGTCGTGCCGTTCTTCGATTCTACATATACAGTATAGGCACTTTCCCCGTCGGTAAGTTTGAAAACCGTGTGTGCGGCCGTGTATTCTTCACCACCGGATGCCGCCGTATAGCGGAGCGTCAGCACTTCGCGCCCTTCCCAGCCATGAAAACCGGGGGTGAGGTGAAACAGCGCGTTACGGCATCCGGCATCTTTCCATGTCCCGTCCGCCGCCTGATATTCCCAACGGCGGGTCGTCGGGGAAAAATTATACTCCGTGGCGATAATGTCGATAGAGGCAGGTTCTGATACAGATGCCGATTCATCGGCAAAGTGAAATGCCGTGCCGCCCGTAAGCGAGACGGACCGTGGCTTCAACTGTTCCTGTGCCTGTTCGTCGAGGTCTTCCCAGCGGATCGTGACATCGCGCAGTTCAATGGTGTCCCGGGACCATTTGAAACGTCCGTCGGCAAAGTGTCCCGTGCCGTCGGGGTTGATGACGAAGGAGCCGTCGCGCGAACTGATGGATCCGTCCTCGTCCAACCGGAGCAGCGGGTGCTGGATGGTACCGCCGATACCGCCTTTCGAGAACCACGCCCCGTAATCCTCCGTGTAGGACAACACCTCGTCCGTCGCCTGATAAGGTGTCGCTGTTCGTCCGGCCTCCAATTGCGGGGCCGTCAGCAGAAGCGGCACGGAGGACGTAATGCCCAACGTCATCGGCAACGCTTCGGAAGCCCGCACGGGAAAAACCGCCTTGTAACGTTGCCACCGGCCGATGACCGTAATGTCGACTTCTCCGATAAGGTGTTCGTCCTGATGGAGCCGGAAGGTTCCCGCTTCGTCGGATTTTATCCAGACGGAGAAACAGTAGTAACTACCGACACGGGCTTTACGCCAGTCGGCACTCTGCAACATAAGGCGGCTGTCCGCCGTAATCCGGACGCTCTTCCCGATTCCGACAGGCGTCGGGATTTCGACAGCCGTCGCACCGTTGAAAGCACAACCCAGGCTGTTCGGGATGACGTTCTTGTGGATCTTGCCCACGTAGAAGGTCGAGGAGAATCCGTTCTCGTCTCCGGCGGTCAGCGTACCGGCGATATTGACGTTACGCGTGGCATAGAGGTTCTGGAAATAGGCCCCGTATCCGTCCAACACGCCGAACACCGGATCGACGACGCCCGCGACCTTTCCCACCCGTACTTTCGTGGCATCGGAATATGCGGCCACCGATGACAGCCGGACTATGTTCAGGTCGGCAATCTCGCACCAGTCTCCCTCCGAGGTTAATTGCCTGGTAAGGTCGACAAGAAAACTGCGGCTGTACTGTTTCGGATATTCGACCGTCAGCACCCACAGCCGGTATTCCCACCATGTCGATACGCAAATCCGGTCTTCGGCATCGGTCTTGTTTCCGTTCGTATAGCCGAATGATATGGGGATGTCTGCCAGTTCTTTCGAGGCCCGGACCTTGAACGACACGAGCAGCCGTTCGGGATGCCCGACGCTCTCTTCGAGGGTCTGTTTCAATCCGAACGGCGTGCCGTCCGATGATGGTACCGTCCGTGTCAGCCGGACAATGCGGGAGGCCTCGGCGTCCGCCGCCCGATAATCGGCGGCAAGACCGTCTCCCGACACGGCGTACCTGGATTTGTCGGGGATGTCGGGGATGCCTCCGGCCATTCCGGGATAACAAAGCGAACGTTCGGTAGCCATTCCGTCGATGACGTCCATATAGGGAGCCTCGCTGTCCGAGGCCGTCAGGTACAATGCCCCGCTGCGGGTACTGTCGAAAAGACTGGTGATACGCACGAAATCCAGCAGCTCGCCGTTCTGTGGTTCGTCACCGTCCAGCAGGGCCCCGACAAAGTAGGGAGCTTCCCTGTTACCGACCGTTTCCACACCCGTTTCCAGTACAGCCATAAGGGAATAGACGGAACGTTCGCGTCCGGCATATTGCCGGCGGACGATATCCCCGGTCTGCAAGCCCTGTGTCTTGTCGGAATCGGGGTCGATACGGATCTTATATTTCGGGTAGCGGAATACGGACATGGTATCATAACTTTTCTACGGTGTCTCCCGAGCAGCTGTCGCTCACCCAGAGAGAGCCGTTGGTGGCGGAGATTTTCTTCACCTCGAATTCGTAGGCACGGAATTTATGGCGTGCCACGATTTCATCGAAGGTGGCGACAATGCTTCCCGTTGTACGGTTCTGCCGGATGGCCCAGCCGCTGCCGGCAAAGCCCGAAGAGAAGAATTCGGAGGAGAGCGACCCCAGAAACAAGCTGTCACCGTAATGCTTGATGCCACCGGCAACGGCTTGCAGACGCGCCTCCCCGGTAAAGTATAGCACGCCGTCTGTCAAACGGGTTGCGGAGCCGTCAATGCCGATGTGTCCGGTAGCCTCCAGTGGCACGCCGACCGTTACGAAATCCGCATCGGTAGTAAGAAAGAACGATTCGGATTTCCGGTTCTGCGGAGCATAACGACCGGTCGAGGGCCGATGTCCGAGTCGGGTCGTATGTGGAACGGGTATCTGCACATCGTTTTCGACATATCGTACCGTTGAAGTCAGGGAGAGGTTGTCCTTATCGCCCGTAATCAGGAATCCGTCGGCACTGCCCATGCGCAACCGCTTGTGGATGACGATGCCCTCGTCCGACGTATCTATTCGATAAGTCGAGAGCAGGTCGGCGCCGTAGTCGTGCCGGACAATCAAAGAACCGGGAAAGCAGGCATGGCCGTAAGGGGAGACGAGCAGGCAGTCGCCGTCGATGTCCGAAAGAGCGGAAAAAAGCCGGATCTTGGGCGTACCATCACCGCCCAGCAGTAAGTCGCCGCCGATGCTGCCGAGCCGTATCCGGTTTCCGTTCTCACGCACAAGCACGTCCATACCGTTGATACGGATGCCGAACCCCTCGCCGAAAGAGAGGTAGCCGCTCAATGCCACATCCCCGCCGGAAAAGGCCAGCAGCGTTTTTCCGCCGTCACCCAACCGTACACCGTGCAGCGCGGACAACGCCCCGCCGAATATCACCTCTCCGGTAACGGTCAGGTCACCCTGCACCGAAGCGTCGTGCATTGTCCAGTCCACGGTCGGAAGATTCGCGTTTCCCCGGTGATAGACGTCATGCCCCGCGACCTGCAACTGTGCCGAAGAGATGAAAACACCGGTTTCCTTGTTCCCGAACAACCACTCTCCGGAAGAACGGACTGTCCCGGCCCCGATATCGAGGTGTGCCGCATCGAGCACTGCGGCGGCCGTGCCTGCATCATACCGCAGAACTTGCCTGCCGCCGAGATAAAGCCCGTCGCCGCCGAGACGCAGATTACCGGTGATGCGCACGCCATATTCCACGCCGGTTACGATGCCCTCCGCGTCGGTCTGCCCTTCCGAGTAAGTTTCCAGGATACGGGTATTGCCGGTGCCCGCCTCGAAGCCGTAGTCCGCACGCAGAATGCCGGTCATGTCACCGCCGGATTTCTTGAGATAGTTTAGTAACAGAGCGCTTTCGCCATTGCCGCCCTCACCGGTTACGGCTCCGGCAATAGCCGAGGCAAAACCGTAGGCGGTATTCTTCAGTCGGACACTCGTCTCGTCGCCTTCCTCGACACCGTAGGGATTCTCCGCACTCTTGCGCTCTTGGGCATTGAAGAAATTGAGGTAAAGCTGCGAATAAATCGAATAGCAAAGGCTCGACTTATCCAACTGCCCGATATCGGGATGGAGTTGTACGCTCATTTTGTGTAACTGGTCTTGGAGAGAAATTTCCGGATGCGTGAAGTCAGCGAGATGAAGTTGGGAAAGTTCAGGGGTTGCATCGTACCCATCAGCGTCGGGGTCATGATTTTACTGCACTCGGTCAGAAAGTCCAGCATGAGCTGCGCCAGTTCGTTGCCCAATACGAGCGGTTCGGTCGCCTGTTCGTCACCCAAGGTTACTTTGTTGTTTGCAACGGCGACGGTCGTAGAGTTTACCTTCTGGACGATCTTATCCGTTGTCTGTCTGACTTCCGATTTATCAACCGTCCGGGTAATGCTTTCTGCATCGACAACCATTGTCGCCTCCTTGTTCTTATCATTCCTGACAATAGTCGTTACGGAGGTTGCCGTGTAGTGTGTCGATGACGCATTGCCCGTGGGTTCGAGCTCATCGTAGTCCGGAGAGGAATCGGAATCCGGGTCCAGTTCCTCGGTCTCGGTAACACCGATCGTCGTTTCCTTGCGGGCGTCCAGCCGGATGATGTCCACGTGAGAGAAGTTCACCACATATGCGTAGCGTGTGGCGGCATCCATAAAGATGGTCACGTCGGAGAAAAGCGTGGGAACGAGCAGGAAGCCGCCCCCGTTGTTTGTAGCGGCAGCGAGCAGCACGCCCTTGTGAATGACCGGTTCGGGTGACGCCGTCTCGTCAGGGTATTCGCCCACGTCGACGGTGCCGCCGTACTCTGGAAACTCCTCGTCCGCAGGGTCGTCATGGATCTTGGCGACATAGCCGTGGACCATACGTGCCGTGCCGATGCCCGACATGCCGCCCGGAGCCATCCCGATACGCTCCATGCTCCGGCCGAGAGCGATTTTGCGGATGGCTTCACGGATAAGATAACGGCTGTTGTCTGTTGTATATGAACTTTCTGACATATCTTGTTTCTCTAAGATTAGCCGCTTCCCCCGGCGAGTGTTTATTCTCCTTCTCTCCGTTTCTCCGACAGCTCTTCGTATATTTGTAATAGTCTGAAGTATTTTATATGACTATCAGCGGATTGTAAGAAACTCGCATGAGAATGGACAACGGATAAGAAAATGGCAAACTGTTTAGAACCATCATATTCCTCATGCTTTCAAATAACTCTTTAAGATAGTGCTTTTCCTGTGAATACCGGAATTTTCCGGGCATAATCTCACGGTGATTTCAAAAACAATCCATATCAAGAATTGCATCTAAGCCGAGTCCCCGTAACTCACAGGCAAAGGTAACCCGTGTTCTTTCGTACAAGCAAGGTCAAGCCCTCCGGGTGTCATGGAAGAATCATCCTCGTCCGGAGGGCTTGAGGTATTTTTCCCGACAACCTTGCATGTACGGAATACGCCCTTTTAAAGCCTGTAGTTACGGGAACTCCGGCCCCGAAAAGCCGAACTAACAAAAAAAATTGTTATGTCACAGCAGGCAAAAAAAAGAACAAGTACGGTATCGAAACGCTCAAAAGGCTGAACGTTTCATACGACTATGAACATTGGTTGACACAGGATGACGTGGATAGGGCCAACCGTTATGTCGAACTTATCGAACGCACACGTTCGGAAATGACACCTCAAGTCGGTGACAGGCTGGTGAAACCTTTGAATAACCTGAAACTAAAAGATATATTGAAATGAAAAGAGTACATTACATAGACAACTATCTGCTGAATCCGCAACACCCGGTCACGGTGAACCTGATCGGTGCGGGAGGAACTGGCTCGCAGTTACTGACCTGCCTGGCACGGCTGGACGTGACACTGCGGGCACTCGGACATCCGGGACTGTTCGTCACGCTCTATGACCCGGACATCGTGACGGATGCCAATATCGGCCGCCAGCTTTTCGGCGGTTCCGACCTGGGATTGAACAAGGCGCAATGCATGGTTACCCGCGTGAACAATTTCTTCGGCAATGATTGGAGGGCGGTACCGGAGATTTTTCCGGTCATGTTGAAAGATACCCGACGGGATGACATGGCGAATATCACCGTCACCTGCACCGACAACATCAAGTCCCGGCTTGACCTGTGGAACGTGCTGAAAGCCGTGCCTGTCTCGAATTACCATGATTACACGACACCGCTTTACTGGATGGATTTCGGGAACACGCAAAGTACAGGGCAGGTTGTGTTGGGGACTGTACCCAAAAAGATAAAACAGCCCGCTTCAGAGTTGTACAAGACCGTAGGCTCGTTGAAGGTCATTACCCGGTTCGTGAAATACGCAAGGGTGAAAGAGGAAGATTCGGGACCGAGCTGCTCCTTGGCGGAAGCGTTGGAAAAGCAGGACTTGTTCATCACCTCCACGCTGGCGCAACTCGGTTGCAATATCCTGTGGAAGATGTTCCGTAACGGGATGATTGAACATCACGGAGTGTTTCTGAACCTGGAAACGATGAAGGTGAATCCGATATCCACCTAATTGCCACAGAAGAAAATTACCGGATTTTTTAGATGATTGTGTGTTATCATTGACCGAAAACAGGTCTTGATATTTTTTAGCTTGTCATATCTATTCTCGCATTAAAAATTTGGCACGATATTGTTCCAGGGACACTCCTGTGAATCTCTTAAAATAAGAGCCCAAGAATGATTGATTGGGGAAATTCAGAATACTTGCGATTTCTTTTACGGGTGATGTGGTGGATTCAAGCTGTACTTGAATTTCCAATATAACATGACGATCAATAAGTTCCTTTGTCTGCAAACCGGTAATACCGGCTACTATACGTGATAAATAACGGGGTGTTATATGCATCTTATTTGCATAGAAGGCTACGCTACGTTCTTTGCGGCAATGTTCATGTATCAGGTTGATAAAGGTCATAAACAATTCCTCTTGGCGTGACAGTGAGATTAATTGCTGCTTTACTACAAAATTGTCATAAATGTCATAAAGCGCACATTGAATCAGGTTGTCTATTATTGCAGGGAGAAATGAACTTTCCTCATCATTATAATAGTCATTGATAATCTGAAAAAGATGGATAGTCTTCGAGTTGGAAGTTTTTATTTCTCTCACCGGACATTCTTTAAGGAGATAGAAAAAGGAGGGCGACAATTTTCCTAAACTAAACCGGAAAGTCAAATCGGAGAACTGGATGTATATCGCATCAAAATCAGGACTTGCATCAATGATTTTGAAAATTCTTCCAGGGAAAATAACGCATAACATATCTTGCGAAAGCTGATATTGCCGTAAATCAATATCAATAACGGCATTCCCACCAATAACCACAAAGAAGAAAGAATGAGTGGCTTTTGTCATTCTTCCCGTCAAATCTTTAAGGTTTGACCTGCCTACACGAATATCTGACCAATTATCAATCATAAAAAACTTACTCTTTATTTTTACGACGAATTGCCAACAAGGACAATACTAATATCATTACCGCACATACTAACATTACAATCATGGATGATTGTAAAATATCTCCCATCCCTACCAACGGTGAAACAATTCCTCCAAGAAGAAAGCCAAATGCTCCGAATAGGGCTGATGCTGCACCAATATAAGCACGTCCTTCTGTCATTGCAAGTGTCGTAGAAGATGTAAACACAATCCCGACTCCTGTAAGCATAAGCAAAGTCAGACTTTCATATGAGAGGAATGTGTCAAGAATATTATATATTGCAAGTTGCACTATTCCCGTTCCGACCAAAAGGATGCTTCCGATAAAAGATGATTTTGCAGCGTTTTTTATTTCAACGGAAAGTCCCGAGATTAAAAACACCAACAAAGAAGCAGTGAGAACAGGTTTTCGCCCGTATTTGTCGCTAATCGGTCCAAATACAAGTTGCCCGACTGCAAGTCCGGTTAAACTCATTGTCAAACCGAACTGTACAGTTGATGTTGAACAATGGAACAATTCCTCCATTTGCGGTAGTATAGATAGATACCTATCGGTTACAAATGGTCCGAATGCCGATAACATTTCAAGAAAAACAAGAAGAAAAACAAGAAATTTTCTTCCCAATGTTGTATTGTTAGATTCCATTATATCAGTAATCTTATTACGGGTGCAAAATTAGCGATTATATTCCTTTCCGATAAAAGAAAATGGACTGAAAAATGAGCATGTGTTCCGATTTAGAACAATGGCGGCTAAACGCATTTGCAGCATAGGCGTGGGAATATACCTACCTTTGCAAAGTTTTTCTAAAACGTGGAATTTTATAAATACTTTAATATATGGAAGTAATAAAAAAACAGCAATTCATTTGCCTCATGGCAGCATTTCTCTGTCTTTCGGCTTGCCGTCCGGAACAGAGACCGCAGCAGGAAACGGCTTATAACGTGATGACGGTTCGCCCGTCAAACCAGGAAATCACCACAAGCTACTCGGCTTCAATCCGCGGTCGTCAGGACATCAGTATCCTACCACAGATTGGGGGCTTTATTACAAAAGTATGTGTAACAGAAGGCCAGAAAGTGCATAAAGGACAACTGCTATTTATCATTGACCAAGTGGCGTACAATGCACAATTAAAAACAGCCAATGCCAATGTCGCAGTAGCGGAAGCCGGACTTGCGACGGCACAATTGACCTACACGAGCAAACAGGAGCTATTCAAAGAGAAAGTTATCTCGGAGTTTGATCTGAAAACTGCCGAGAATGCATTATTAACTGCTAAAGCACAATTAGAGCAGGCGAAAGCCCAAAAAGTCAATGCAGAAAACAGTCTCTCGTATACCGAAGTAAAGAGTCCGTCCGATGGGGTCGTAGGTACGCTTCCTTATAAAACAGGCGCATTGGTGGGTCCGGAAATGCCTGCTCCGCTGACGACTATTTCTGACAATTCGGTTATGTATGTGTATTTCTCCTTGAATGAGCATCAACTGCTCGGGCTTATGCGTCAATATGGCTCCATGGAAAAGACGATTGAGAATATGCCGGGATTGAAGCTCAAACTCAGCGATAATGAATTGTACACCCACGAAGGGCGTGTGGAATCAATCAGCGGTGTAGTGGACACAAAAACCGGAACGGCAAGCATACGGGCGGTTTTCCCGAATCCAGACCATCTGTTAATCAGCGGAACGTCCGGAAACGTAATTATTCCGCAACAGAGAAACAATGCAGTCGTCATCCCCCGCAGTGCTACTTTTGAGATACAGGATAAAGTATATGTTTATAAAGTCATTGATGGAAATGCTACGGCAACACCTGTTTCTGTAACACGTGTGGGTGGCGGTCGTGATTACATCGTGCTGAACGGGTTGGCTTCTGGTGACGTCATTGTCAGCGAAGGTGTCGGTCTCATTCGGGAAGGACAGCCAATCAAAGTGCGTCAAGGGAATGAAAGTAACGAAGTTAAAAAAGGAGAGTAAGCCATGAATTTGAAGTTTTTTATAGAACGGCCGATATTTTCAGCCGTAATTTCAATTACGCTGGTCATACTCGGAGCCATAGGTCTTGCGACCCTTCCGGTCGAACAATTTCCTGACATTGCACCACCGACGGTACAGGTCAGCACCACCTATTTCGGTGCAAATGCCGAAACAATACAAAAGAGCGTTATTGCTCCTTTGGAAGAAGCCATCAATGGCGTGGAAGACATGACCTACATGACTTCTACGGCAACCAATGCCGGAACAATGACGATTACCGTCTACTTCAAGCAGGGTACAGACCCGGATATGGCTGCGGTGAACGTGCAGAACCGCGTGTCAAAGGCTACGGGTTCGCTGCCTGTGGAAGTGACTCAGGTTGGTGTTACGACCACCAAGCAACAGAACAGTATCCTTCAGATGTTTACTTTGCATAGCCCGGATGGCAGCTATGATGAGACATTTCTATCCAACTACATTAATATTAATTTGAAACCGGAAATTCTCCGTATATCCGGTGTAGGCGACATGCTTGTAATGGGTGGCGATTACAGCATCCGTATTTGGATGAAGCCGGATGTCATGGCACAATACAAGCTTATCCCGGCAGATGTGACAGCGGCTCTCGCAAGTCAGAACATCGAAGCCGCAACCGGTTCGTTTGGTGAAAATTCAAAGGAGACCTACCAGTATGCCATGCGCTATAAAGGGCGTAAAATGACTCCCGAAGAATTCGGTGAAATTGTCATTCGCGCTACAGAATACGGAGAGGTACTAAGGCTTAAAGACATCGCGGAGGTTGAGCTTGGCAGAGACAGTTATGCGTTTGTCGGAGCATTTAATGAGAATCCCGGCATTACCTGCATGGTGTTCCAGACCTCCGGTTCAAATGCTACCGAAGTGAACGAGCAGATTGACGCATTTTTAAAGGACGCAGAAAAGGATTTTCCCAAAGGCATCGAGCTGACGCAGGTTCAGAACACGAATGATTACTTGTTTGCATCCATACATGAAGTTATCAAAACATTGTTGGAAGCAATACTCCTTGTTATAATAGTAGTGTATGTATTTCTCCAGGATTTACGTTCCACCTTCATTCCGCTGGTGGGAATCATCGTGTCGCTTGTCGGTACATTCGCCTTCATGGCGATAGCGGGTTTCAGTGTAAACTTGATCACTCTTTTTGCTTTAGTATTGGTAATCGGTACGGTCGTCGACGATTCCATCGTCGTAGTGGAGGCGGTGCAAGCACGTTTCGACAGGGGTGTCCGCTCTCCATTTAAAGCGAGTGTGGATGCCACACTGAGAATTGGTAGCGCTGTCATCACCTCTTCTCTCGTGTTTATGGCGGTGTTTGTACCAGTTTCATTCATGAGTGGCACTTCCGGAGTCTTCTACCGGCAATTTGGTCTGACCATGGCTGTTGCTGTCGGTATTTCCGCAATCAACGCCTTGACGTTGAGCCCTGCGCTGTGCGCATTGTTCTTGCAGCCCTATCTTAATGAGGATGGTTCTGAAAAAAATAATTTTGCAGCGCGATTCCGCAAAACATTCAATGTCGCATTTGGAAGTCTGATTGAGAAATACAGCAACGGAGTAATGTTTATCATTCATCGCAAATGGCTCGCATGGGGTATTCTGTGTGCATCTTTAATTGGATTGGTCGTCTTGATGAACAACACCAAGACGGGTCTTGTTCCTGACGAGGACCAAGGTGTTGTCTTTGTGAATGTAAATACTGCTGCCGGTAATTCCCTCAACACATCGAACGAGATTATCGAAAAAATTTCCGTCCGTCTGAAAGATATTCCACAGGTTGAAGATGTTATGCGGGTAGCAGGCTATGGATTGCTTGCCGGACAGGGAAATTCCTACGGCATGATTGTCCTGAAACTGAAACCATGGGATGAGCGAACCTCACGGGCAGATGCGATTGATGCCGTGATAGGTCAGGTCTATGGCAGGACTTCAGACATTAAGGATGCCGGCATCTTCGCTATTGCACCGGGTATGATTCCCGGATATGGTGTCGGTAATGCGTTGGAACTTCATGTTCTTGACCGTAACAACGGTGATGTTACGGAGTTTTTCGGCAATGCACAGCAATTCATTGGGGCATTGAACGGTCGCCCTGAAATAGCCATGGCATATTCCACATTCGATATCGGCTATCCTCAGTGGGAAGTGGATGTTGATGCCGTGAAATGCCAGAAAGCCGGTGTCGCTCCGGAACTTGTGCTTGCAACTCTTTCCGGATATTTCGGCGGTCAGTATGTCTCAAACATCAATCGCTTCTCAAAAGTATATCGCGTGATGATACAAGCAGCGGCTGATTATCGCCTTGACGAGACAGCACTTAATGACACTTATGTCCGTCTCCAAAATGGCGAGATGTCTCCAATCAGTCAATTCATCACCTTGCGTAAAGTGTATGGCGCTGAGAGCATGAACCGTTTTAACATGTATAATTCTATTGCAGTCAATGCCATGCCGGCAGATGGATTCAGTACAGGTGAAGCTATCAAGGCTGTACGGGAAACGGCAGAACGGGTATTGCCCAAGGGCTATTCATACGACTTCGGTGGCATCACACGCGAGGAAACCCAACAGGATAATACCACTGTCATCATATTTGGAATATGTTTGCTTATCATTTTCATGATTCTTGCTGCATTGTATGAAAGTTTCCTCCTGCCTTTGGCCGTGCTTCTTGCTGTGCCGATTGGATTGCTGGGCAGTTTTATGTTTGCAAAAGTTCTTGGTCTGGAAAATAATATCTATTTGCAAATCGGTTTGATTATGCTGATAGGTTTGTTGGCAAAGACAGCAATTCTTCTGACCGAATATGCTGCTGAAAGACGAAAATCAGGATTGAGCATCACACAAGCAGCCATCTATGCAGCTCGTGCACGTCTTCGTCCAATCTTGATGACTGCCGGAACGATGGTGTTTGGTCTTCTTCCGTTAATTTTTGCAACCGGAGTAGGCTCAAACGGAAACCGTTCATTGGGGGCTGGTGCCATTGGCGGTATGATGGTCGGAACATTGGCTTTATTGTTCCTTGTTCCCGTCTTTTTCATCGTGTTCCAGTACCTGCAAGAGAAAATCAGACATTAATAAAAAAACATGGAAATGAAAACAATCAAATATTCACTTTGTGTTAGTGCCGCATTGCTGTTAAGCAGTTGCGGCATATACACGACTTATAAACCAACGGATAAGGTTCCTGAGAACCTTTATGGCAACATGGATGCCGATACCGTTGCACCTCTCAGTACGCTTGAATGGAAAGAGCTTTTCACCGATCCACAGCTTCAATCGCTCATAACAAAAGCACTTGACCAGAACATCGACCTGCGCACTTCCGACCTCCGCGTGACGGAGGCGGAAGCAGCACTCCGAGCCTCAAAGCTGGCATTTCTCCCGTCGTTTGCTATCGCTCCGCAAGGTACGGTCAGCAGTTTTGACAAGATGAAAGCCGTTCAAACTTATACCCTGCCGCTGTCGGCAAGTTGGGAGGTGGACATATTCGGCCGTTTACGTAATGCAAAAAAACAGAGTTCTGCAGCTCTTGAACAAAGCAAAGATTACCGTCAAGCTGTGAAGACTCAGGTCATATCGTCAGTAGCCAATGCCTATTACACGCTATTGATGCTTGATGAACAACTTGAAATATCCATAGCGACAGAAACGTCATGGAAAGAAACGGTTGATGTAATGCGCAAATTGATGAATGCCGGACAAGGAACCGAGGCGTCTGTTGCTCAAATGGAAGCCACCTATTATTCCATCCAAAACAGCGTTCTTGACCTTCGTGAACAGCTCAATCAAGTGGAAAATGCAATGTGCCTCCTTTTGGGAGAAACGTTGCACCATATAGAGCGAGGCAGCCTGTCCGACCAAACATTTCCGGAAAACATTTCTGTCGGGTTACCCGTTACACTGCTTTCACAGCGACCGGACGTAAGAAGTGCGGAGAGAGGAATTGAACAGGCTTTCTATGTCACTAATCAGGCTCGTGCCGCATTTTATCCTTCATTGAATCTGAGTGGAAATGTCGGATGGACAAACTCCGCCGGGAGCATGGTGATAAATCCGGGCAAGTTGATAGCAAATGCTATTGGGTCTCTCACTCTCCCCTTATTCAGTAAAGGTCGTAACAAAGCCAATCTTGATATAGCAAAAGCTCAGCAAGAAGAAGCTGCGCTGGCTTTTGAGCAGACTTTGCTTAACGCGGGTAAGGAAGTAAATGATGCCATGACACAGTACCAAACAGCAAAAGCAAAATCAGAGCGGTTCAGACTACAGGTTGAGGCATCAGGACGTGCTTATCGTAGCACAAGGCTATTGATGAGTCATGGGCCTACAACTTATTTGGAGGTTTTGACAGCACAGCAAACGCATTTGACCACACAATTGCAACAAACAGCCAATCGATTTGCTGAAATCCAGTCTGTCATAAATCTTTATCATGCTTTAGGCGGTGAAGGAATAGAATAGTAATTTATACGAATAATACAATGGTCACTGTGATGCACTTGTTAAGCAGAAACAGTGGCTTTTGTATTTATTGGTATTCTGAATTTATGATTGAACAACAAAACATTAAACCAAATAGAAATAAATATGAATTGGAATAAAAAACTAATAGGGAAAAATGCAGGAATTGTATGGAATGCTCTCCAAGATAAAAAAATGTCGTGGGAAGAACTTTTGGCTAAAACAAGGTTACAACCGTTGGATTTAGCAAGTGCTATTGGATGGTTAGCACGGGAAGATAAACTTTACATCTACCCTAATGGGGATGATAACTATTTTGAAATCTATAATGAATCGTATTTCTAATTGGCTCCATAGAATTTAGATAAATGACAAAAGCTCTTCGACACTGTTAATAGTTATCGTATTGGTTTTGTTTCTTATAATCCGTACATAGCATATCTGGTATATGATCGGCGAATGAGTGGAAAATTGGAAAAAGAATCGATGCATAAGTGACGTTTATCAAGAAATTCAACCGCTGACTTTGTCCACCTCTTGGAATTTTCTTTATTAGGAGACATAACCTTAGATTAGTAGCAATTTATTTTCCTAATTCCTCCAAAACGGATGAAAACCTTACAACGAACGAATATAGGTAAAGCCTGCATATCTCCCTTAAATTCCAATAGTTTGCATTATTCCAGCGAAATCCATCCGTATGTGAGCGAGTTTACCTATTTTTGCAACCATTTATGAATCTGCAAATGGAAACGATGACTGATAATCAGGAAATGATCCCGGACAATGAGACACATTGCTGCCATTGCCATAAGGAAGAGTGTCGCTGTCAGGAGGAAGGCGGAGAATGCGAATGCCATTGCCGGGAACATGAAACCCTCTACCCGGAGTTACCTTGCATCGAGGCGGACCCCGACAATTTCAGCGACTGGGATTAATCCTTTCCGGACCTTATTTTATAAGGGATGCCCAACAGTTGACGGTACCTGTCTTCGTCAAAGATGCATACCGTCTTCTGAAAGGTTCCGGTAATAAAGCAATTGTTTGGCCGCTTCTGCACATGAAAGATTAATTTCTATCAAAAAAATAACAATTAAGCATATCCGTTTGGATAAGGGGAATCGGGCGGACGTGGATAACATGGAGGTGGTTGATTCCCTTGCGTTCCGACTTAATGCACGCAATGCGTCGGTATTCCTACAAGATACGACGAGCGATTTTCAGGCGGACAATCACTTTCCTATGCATATAATCGAACTGCATATTGGGCTAATGATGCACTAACAATTCAATCAATCCCGTCGGGGCTAACACTCAGCCGCATGACTCTCAAACTGTTAATAACCTCCTCCTTGGGCATAAAATTGAGAAGAAACAGATACAACCATTTTAAATTGTAACTCATGCAAAAAACAGTTTGTCCAAAATTACGGATAAGGTGACTTTGTTTATGCATAATGAAGGGCGTTATTTTAGATAAATTAAGAAACTCCGTCTGATAAGTTGTATTTTTTATCTATTAGATATGATATTTATACATAAATTTGCAAGCCGTAATAATAGGAATTCTTACTATAATGATTTAACCAATATATGTTATTATGAACGGAATCGTAAAATGGGGATTTTTAAGTATCCTTGGAATTACATTGTATTCTTGTGGTTCTGAAAACTTATATGACCCGGAGAAAGCAGGAGAATTAAAGCTTGCCCGGTATGAAGCTGCCTTTATTGAAAAGTATGGAGAAATCAATCCAAATCAAGACTGGGGGTTTGGAAAAACAGCAACCAGAGCAGTTATTAAGGAAAAACACGAGTTTGGTAATGATATAGAATCTCCTGCAGATGTGACTGACGATGAGATTAAAATAGTTTCCGATTGGTTTGACACACACCCTAATCCAACTACAATAAATTTAAATTGGAGTGATTTTTGGATTGTTCCTATCTTACATTCAAACAATGCTTCTCAAATGAATCAAATTGTTATCGGTGAAGAAATTAATGATTATAACGGAGGAACTGATGGGTTGAGACTCATTAAAAACGGAAATACTAACGAATTCGGATATCATAACTCTACTACTGACCAATGGTTTAAGAATGAGAATTACACCATTCAAAAAATCGGGAATAATTATTACCTCGGCTTCTACTATCATGGACATAAATATGACAACGGGGACAAGTATTTTGGTGACCAAGATAACCTTTATAATGATTGGATATTTAGGTTAGTTCCTGCTAAATATACGAATGCCGACAGAGTTATGGCTGAAGACCTGAATGACACTAATGGCGATTTTGACTTCAATGATGTTGTATTTGATGCGGCAATTATGAACGATGGTACGACTATAATTACTCTACAAGCGGCAGGTGGCACAATGCCGCTTTATATTGAAGGTAAAGAAGTGCATGAACTTTTCGGTGTTTCTGAAACAACCATGGTAAATACTCAAGAAGGTCATAAGAATGCTGTTCCTTGTGTAATATTCAGGCTGGAAGGAGATTATACAGATATAAAGGATATACCAATTGCTGTAAATGGAGTAGAATTGCGTGCGGAAATTGGAAAAGCACCCGGGAAATTATGTTGTCCAACCAATTGTGAATGGACGGATGAAAGAGAGAATATAGAAAAGCGATATCAGAATTTCCAGTCAAATATAAAGACGGGCGTAGATTGGTGGGAATAAAAATTAATCCCCCATGGGGTTCAATATAACCAAAAAGCGATACTTGGCACAATACCAAATATCGCTTTTTCAGTTTTGGACACTTACTATTAACACTGATTAAGGACATTACGGTGAAAACATTCCCGGTCCGGACGTATGACCATCCGAGCCGGTATTTCATTAATAATATCCGTTCTTTGATTATTGGGGCAATACCCAACGTGTTTCCGGTAACGATTTGATATTTAGCCGGCAATTCCAAGGTGAGGAAGAACCCGGTCGGATATGACAGTTTATAGGCATATTCATGTAATTTACCCGATACCCATGATATACTTGAAATCAGTTTCGAGAAAAACTACTTCTTGATTCTGTATGGTATGCTCAATTGCTGACGATATCCGCCGACACCAAACGTGGTGGTGACCTCTTCCACCAGGTAAACGCCGTTTTTCGAGGGGTTGCGGTTATCCACCAGTTCCACCTGCACAGCGGGTGGCAGTCCGAAATCTCCGAAGATGGTAACACTGCCCGTGATGCCGTTCAGGTTATAGTTACGGAAATACTCGGTCGTCTCCTCGACAAGCCTGTCAGAGGTGATGCCGATATGCGGTGACATGTATGGCACGATGGTGTAGGTCGAAAGATCCACCTTGGTCTTTGTAGCCGCACCTTTAGCCGTCGTGTTTCCGGTTACCTTATGCGTCTTCTTGGAAATCTGCGTGGCATTCACCGTCTGGAACTGCTTGCTGCCGGCAACCGCCGGGTTGTATTCGGGGTTCAGGCGTATTGTCACCTCGAAAAACTTCTCATCGGTTCCGAGTGCCTTGCCCGTCACGGCAAGAAATTTCGGGTCGGTCTTCACGATTTTCAAGTTATTTTGCGCGACGTGTTCGTTGAACAGTATCTTGTACGGTCCGGTCGATTCATCCTCGGGGAAGACCGGCTGTGCCTTGCTGGATGAATACGGACGACCTACGGCAATTGCCGGCATCGCACCGTTATCTTCGGCATCATATTTCAGGAAACAGTAGACCTTGTACTTCGACCACTCGGAAAGGATGTCGGCCACCGTGAAGTTGTCCGTCACCTTGACCTTGCCGATATGGATCTCGCACTTTTTCGTGTCGGAATGGAGTTTAAACCCCGTATCTTTCAGTATATTGTATTTTCCTTCCAGTACCTCGTTGACGGTCGTACCCTTGGCCGGGGTCTCGAAATGCGGAGCCTGCTTGAGTTTCAGCTTGTAGGCCATGTTCTCGCATTGGATCTCCAACATGCTCTCCGAGTTATAGCCGGTGATATAGCCGTCGAACATGTTCTTCATCACGCCGTTGTAACCGAGTTTAATATTGATGCGTTGCCCGACCTTGAACGTCGTCTCATCGACCAGCCGCTGGGTCGTACGCTTCTCGATGATGACGCCGTCCTGCATAACCTCCGTCGTCAGTCGTGAGGTATCCTTCCCCTCCAGCGTCACGGTACCGATGATAGTGGAGCGGCAAACCGTCCCTTTCGGGAAAGTGACCTTTGCCGTGCCGATAAGTTTCTTGTAGCTCTCGTTGATTTCAAGGGTATGGACCTCCGTAATCTCCACGCCGTCGGTTATCTTCATCGGACTGGCCGGGTCGGCATCACCGATGGTTATCCTGCAGCAAAGCACGTCCATCATAGCCATGTGAACTTTAAAAGCGAAGCCGGGTCGACAACCTCGGTCCCGAACTTCACCCATTTGATCCATTTGTTGGTATGCCTGATGGCCGTATCGACGACTTCGGCTTCGGCAAGTCTCAACTCCACGGCTTCCGACGGCTCCACGGCGATGCAAGTGAGTGAGTAGGGCTGCACGTTGCGGCAGTCCGTGGGCCGGAGTGTGTAACCTTGAATGATAAGCTGCCGGATGTTGAACTGCCTAAGAATCGTATTGTCGCAGTCGATGACGCCCTTGTACTGTACCAGCCTGATAAATTTCGATACTTCGGCTTCGGGGTACACGTCCGGGTATTTGGAGGTAATCCTGCCGTTGACGGTTATTTCCAGATCACCGCCCGAAATAAACTCTTTGCGGGTGTAGTCGCGCCCCTGCACCTGCGTCAGCAGGATGTTGTTGCGGCTCGACACCTGCACCTGCGGCCCCAAGTCGACGAACGTAACGAGCCCGTACTTGCTGTTAGGCTCCGCCTTGCACTCCCTGTTGTCGTAGTATTTCCCCTCTTTGGGGATGGAGAGTTCCAGATAGTCCGCCACGGTGCGGCCGACGATGGAGTCCGTGTAGTTTTTCGTCTGCGCCACGGCCTGCTGTTCGCTGATGAGCTTGTAGTACTGTCCTGTCTTGTTGGCGAGGCTGGACTGCGATTGTGTTTCGAGGTATTTGTCCCTGACCCGTTGTTCCCAGTATTTCAGGTAGCGGGGATAAGAGCGGAGCATTCCGTAGGCCGTCTGCGAGGCGACCTGTATGGCGGCGCGTTTCAACAGGTCGTGATGCCCGGAGAAATAATGCACCTGCCCGTCCTGCAATTCGGCAAGCCCCATGCCCAGTGCCAGGCGGGCGGTGTTGCTGATATATCCGCTCAGTGAGCCGTTGTTGAGTATGCCGCCACTCAGCAATGTGGATGTTGCAATTTTCAGTAATCGTGACATAGTCGTTATGCGTTCCAGGAGGCGTCGAAGTCATGAACGACATCGATCAGCGCCTCGGCGAGTTGTTGTTTCAGGTTCTGTATCTCTTCCGTTTGTCCCTCTTTGGACTTCATCAGTTCGATGGTCTTGACACTGAGCAGGCTGTCGATATTGACGATGACCTGCTTGGGTGCTGCGGAGGAGAGCCGGCCCGTCCCGGAGTAGTTACCCCCGGCACCGCCGTCATCCGGCAGGTGGGCGTTGGTGATCGGGTTTGTGGCGAACGGACGGGTATCGTTGGAATCCGGCTCGTTGCCGTACTGGTCAGGCGTGAAGCCTGCCACACGCATGATGTTCTCCGCCGCTTCGGCCGAACCGCCGAAGGTTCGGCGCAACGAGGAGAAGAATTTCACGAGGGAGTTATGCGCCAGCTTGCGGTTTGCGATGTTGTCCACGCGCTGTGCTTCGGTGGCGTTCTTGTCCAATGCCCGCTGAACCCACCGCCCGTCCTTGTCCGGCGAGAATCCCCATTCGGAAAGTTGCCCGAAGTCGAAGCCGCCCCTGCGCATCAGTTCCCGGGCCTTCGCGGGACCGGAGATGGCGTCCCGGTAAAGCGTCGCGGCACGGATGATTTCCGGGACGGTCGTCTCGTTCATATACCGGGCGTAATCGTACGTTTGTGCGGCGACCGCTTCGGGTTTGTCTCCAAGGTCGCTGTTGTAGACGATTTTCCCGTCCACCACACGCCACAGGCTTTTGTCCAGATCTTTGTCCCGCTGTCCGAAACGTTCCCGGACCGTTTTCAGGAAGGCATTCACTTCCGGTACGTTTCCAAGCTTCCCGAACTCGGCGTAAGCGGCATCGATACGTGTCTGGCTGTCCCGTTTTGCCAGCGTGATGAGGGCGTCCCGTATATCGTCCTGACGGGCATCGTCCATGTTGTACACGTTGTCCCGTGAGACCATGCCCTCCGACGAGGCGATGGCGAATTCCCCGAGGAATCCGGTCCACCAGTTGCCCGTGAAGGCCCCAATCTTGTGTCCGGATGCTTCCCCGATGGTCTTGCCGGCAACAACCTCGTCCACGGCCCGCTTGGTTTTCAGGGCCATGTTGTAGGTCTCGCTGAGCGAGGCGTAGAGGGCGTCGATGGACGGGTACCGGTATTTGCGGTTCTGTTCTATCTCTTCCAGCACGGCGTCTTTCGCCTCTTTGATCTTCCAGGTCTTGTAAGCCACCCATCCCAAGGCTCCGACCAGTGCCGCGATACCTGCCGTGGCGGCCACGGCACCCGTACTGATGGCACTGAGCGAGGCGGCGGCACCCGTCAGACCGCTGCCTGTCGCTACCTGTGTGGCAAAGAGCGATTGTAGGACACTTCTAGCGCCGACAGCCCCGCCTCCTGCCAGCAACGCCCGTGTCATTGCCCCGCGTCCCGCAACTCCCGCCGCCCGCATCGATGAGACGACGGCACGCTTCTGCGCGAAGGAGAGCCTGCCCATTCCCACCAGCCCCTGCACGGCCTCCATCGTCCCCGCCGCGGCGGACTGCCTGCCGATGAAGCCGACGGCGATACCGATATTGGTCAGGGCTCCTGCAACTTTGAACAACTTGGCAGCGACCACGCCGGTGAACAACATCGGCTCTATCCAATGGAAATTACGGGTTACCCATGCACCGATATGGCCAATGACCGTGAAGATGTCGAGTAACGCATTCCCGATGCTGACCAGTCCCCGTGTGAACTCGGGAGCCTTGAACTTGTCGAGCAGGGAGCGCAGCACGCTGCGAATAGTCGGTTCGAGTATTTGGTACGCCTGCATGAACCCCTCGGTCAACTGTGAGGTGACCTGCGCCCAGAGACCCTTGGTCGTATTCTGCTTGACGAGTGCCAGTTCCGAGGAGATACCCTGCGATCCCCGGTTATGGGCCGTCAGGGAACGCAGCTGGTCATAGTTGCGCACGAACATCATCGCGGCGTTGCCGCCGATCTTACCGAAAATAGCCTGCATGTCGGCCATCGAGGCACCTTTCCTGTTCAGCTCCTCGAAGATGTCGGCGATAGGCCGAAGTTTCTCGACCATGACACCCTCGATGTCACGCATTTCGGTAAACTTGACCCCCAGACGGTCGAGCACTTTCTGCGACTCCTTGGTCGGCTTGGCGAAACGTGTGGCCATGGCACGGAGAGACGTGCCGGCCAGCGTACCTTTCAGACCCATGTTACCCAACAGACCGATGGCGGCGGTCGACTCCGTGAAATCCACACCCGCCATACGCAGGTAGCCGGCAGCCATCTTATAGGATTCGGCCACCTCGATGATGTTGACATTCGAGCGTGAGATGGTCGAGGCGATGATGTCCGCCACGCTGTCCATGCTGTCGTTGTTGATGTCGTACCCGGCCATGATGTTGGTCGCCAGGTCGGCGATGTACGACACGTCGTTGTCGCCGATGATCGCGAGATTCGTGATCGGGCGGATGGACTTGTGGATGGTTGCGATGTCCATGCCCGCCATCGAGAGGTATTTCACGGCCCCGGCAATCTCCACGGCGGTAAATTTCGTGTCGATGCCGATCTTGCGGACATGCCGCGCCATCTCGTCGAAACGCTTCTCGAATGTCTTCAGGTCGGCATCCGCCACCCGCAGGATGGAGTGTGCCGACTCCATGATGTTGGAGTAGTCGATGGCTTTCGTCAGTTCCGACCGCACGAGGCTGTACCCCATGTAGGCATTGAGCATCGAGGCGAAGGGCAGGTTACGCAACGACGGAGTTTGAGAGTACTGGATACGGTTGATGGCCGCCCGGCGTTTGCTGCGGTAGAGCGTGCCGGCGGCTGTGTTTTCCCGTTGCATCAGCCGTACGGATTGCATGGCCGTGCGTTGCTCGCGCTGCCGGGCAGCCTTCTCCGCACGTTTTTGTTCTGCAAGTTCCGCCTTGTGGCGTCTCTCCTCCGCGCGACGTGCCGATGCGGCTTCCTTCCGCCGGGCGGCTTCCGCCTGACGTTGCAGGCGCTCCGCTTCACGGGCGGCATTGCGGCGTCCCCGTTCTTCTTCCAGTTGTGCCTTGCGGACACTGGCCCTGCGTTGCTGCGCCTCGTAGCGTTCCTCCTCCTGTAGCATGCGCTGGCGGTGCATCTGTTGGTCGGTATAGAGCCTCTCCATCAGTTTCTGCCGTGACTTCCCGGGCAGGACGAAGGGCTGCGGGGCGAACGGTACGGGAGCCGCGGGCATATAAACAAACGGGGAACCGGCGGTTCCTCCGGTTCCGATACCGCCCGCAGGCAATCCGCCACGGATATTCAGGGAGATTGTCGAGGCATTCTTGATATTCCCGAGCAGCGAAAGAATGTTTTGCAGGCGCCGTTCGGCCAAGTCGGTCTTGACATTAAGCTCCCGCCCCTGTGTGACCGAGATCAATGCCGAGTTGATTTTACCGATGGCCTTGGTGATGCGTTTCTGGGCGTCGGTCATCGTCGAAACGGACGAGGCGGCATTCTTCTCGATGTTCTCCTTGCGCAGTTCGGCGGCTTTCTTCTCGTAAAGACTTTTGGCGGCGGACTTGATCTTTTTGGTATCGAGCGTCTGACCGGCATTGATGGTCAGGCTGATCCCCTTGGAAAGTGTCGAGATGTCGTTCAGGAGGGCCTTGACACGCTCCAGTTTCTCCTCGCTTTTTCCTGTTTCGATGGTCAACCGGTAGTCGAAGCTGCGTTTCTTGCCGTTCTTGGTACGGAACACACGGTCGATTTCGTCCATCATGTCCTTGATGTTCGTCACCGCCGGCGTCAGCGAGGCCTTGGCCTGCACCAGCTTGCCCACGGCTTCACCGAACTTGATGATCTGCCGGGTACCCGGCGTGGCATCGACATTGATGGTATAGTTGACCTGGTAGTTCTGTTCCTGAGCCATACTTTTTATAGTGTTCCGCGATAAAAGATTAGTGCTTCCCCACGGGAGGGGATTAAAGACGACCGCCGCAAGTCATCGGGGCTTACGGCGGTTATCTGGAGTTTTTTCCGGCAGGCCGACCGGTACCGGCATACGGCTTGCAAGCATCTGCTCGTGCAGCCACAGGGCGTCTTCCGAGAGCATCGCGAACTCCTCGTCCGTAACGGTGTCGAGGTTCACGCCGGGGAAGTAGTGACGCACGTAGATCATCCGCTGGCGGATGCGCTGCCCGTCCGTGACGCGCCACCGGTCAATCAGTTTACCAGTACGCTCTGCCTCGTGGTGATGAGTTCGGAGAGCTGGCCCATCAGACCGAAAAGAAAGAGCGAGTCGTTATCCACGAGTTCCCTGTCCCCGTCGATGAAGCAGTCACGGGCCAGCGTGCGCATGGCCATGACCTCGTCCTTCTTCGACGCGGCCATGAACTTCGAGAACTGCGGAAAGGTAGGTTCGCCCATGTAGGCGACGTACACCTCCTTCTCGCCGCAATCGGTCTCGCCGAAAACCACCATCGGGTAGATTTTGCGGAGTTTCTTTTCCTCCTTCAATCTGAGAGCCTTCTCCTTGATTTCTGACTCCTGTTTCCTCGTGAGCATCTTTTCATCCATATCGATATAATTTTTTGATTCGAAAAAAGTATAGGGGGCGCTGTCCGTAAAAAGTTGGAAAAAACTAAAAGATTGTCCGGAATGAGAAATACACGAAAAATCCTTGGCGGATATGTATATTATCATTAAATTTGCACTTTATCAAAGCATAATGATAATGTGCAATATGAATGATTATATATGCGAACTCATCCGATATCTTGAGAATTTATTGGGTGAAAAGGTGATTGTCAGGGAATTGGATGAAAGTGCCGTGGCCTGTTTGCCTATATATATAACGGGTGCCTATAAGTTGTATACCCTGCAATTACTGGGGAAAGACCTTATCTTGCTGTGCAATACCGGCGAGATGCAGTTTGCCCCGGCGCAAATCAGGAAACAAAAGGAACTTGTCGAGGGCAAAACGGGAAAGACGCCCCTCTTCGCCTTTGAGACGGTCGCCTCATACAACCTGCAACGGTTGATTATCCAACGGGTGAATTATATCATCCCCGGCAAACAGCTGTTCATTCCGGACATGCTCCTTGATTTAAGACCGCTCAAAGGGTCCCCTGCAAACAACGACACCATTCCGGCAATCGCCCAGTGCATGGTGCTGTACCATCTGCAGGTCAGGTCTCTCGCGGGGAGAACCGCCCGGGAAATCGCGGAACTGTTCGGCGTGTCCTATCCCAATGTCAACCGGGCTTTCCGCTGGCTGAGAGACCGGGAATTCATCACCCTGACAGGAGACAGGACGAAGCGCGTCTCTTTCAACCATGGACGTAAGACACTGTGGAAAATCATAAAGCCGCATCTGGTGAATCCAGTTGAACGCACCGTGTTCACCGACGCGGCACTTGATGACGCGCAGCTTTCCGGAATAAGCGCGTTGTCGAGATACACCCTGATCAACGGTGAAGGAAGGGAGACCTATGCCGTTTCCAAAGAGCGGTTCAAGGAACTGGCTGTTCCGACAGACAAGGAATTCGGTGCGAATTGCATCGAGATTTGGAAATACAATCCCGGATATCTTTCAGAAAACGGTCTCGTGGACAGGATATCGTTATTCCTGATCCTGAAAGACAATGAAGACGAGAGAATACAGATAGAACTTGAATCAATGATCGATAAAATGACATGGTACACGGAATAGAGAAATTCAAGGAGTTCTTTGCCGGCTTTGAAGACAAATATGTCATCATCGGCGGAACTGCGTGTGAGGTACATGAGGTGAATTATGCACAGCGCCCCAGGGCGACAAAAGATATAGACATCATATTGATCGTCGAAGTCCTGTCGTCCGGTTTTGTCGCAAGGTTCTGGGACTTCGTGCTGGCCGCGGGATACGGGAAACGTAACATCGGTACGGGCAGTGACGCCGAACACGGACATGAGTATTACAGGTTCAAGGAACCCCTGAATGAGGATTTTCCTTATCAAGTGGAATTGTTTTCCCGCAATAAGGGCCTGATAAACTTTCCCGCGGATGCCCATATCGTGCCGATACCCGTAGATGACGACTTGTCGAGCCTGTCGGCTATCCTGATGAACGACGATTATTATCATTTCACGATCGGACACAGTTCCGTGGACAATGAAGACGGAGTACGAATTGCGAATATCGAAAGCCTGATCTGCCTGAAATGCAAGGCGTTTCTGGAAATGACCGGGAGAAAAAACAGGGGTGAACAGGTGGACGGCAAGCATATTCTCAAACATAAGAAGGATGTATTCCGCCTGGCCGCGATGCTGGCCCCTGCCGAGACCTACCGGTTACCCCGGGCATTGCGGGATGATATAGCCGGATTTATAGAATCCGTCCGGGATGAACTGCCCAACGCTGACTTCTTCAGGGCCGCGGGCCTTAAGAATATCACCGGGGAGCAGCTTGTCGGACAATTGAAAAGAAGTTTTGAATTACAATGAAAATACAATACGCATCGGACCTCCATCTCGAATTCCCGGAGAACAGCAGCTACCTGGAACACCAACCGTTGGAAGTCACCGGCAACATTCTCGTGCTGGCAGGCGACATAGGTTATATCGGCGATGACAACTATTCGAAACATCCGTTTTGGAACTGGGTTTCCGATAATTACGAACAGGCGATCGTCATTCCCGGCAATCACGAATTCTACAAGATGTTCGACATTGACAAACTGTATAACGGCTGGACATTTAAAATCCGCAACAATGTCACCTGTCATTACAATACCGTTATACCGCTGGAAAAAGATACCGAGCTGATTACAACCACCCTTTGGGCGCATATACCGTTGGGAGATGCCTTCCGGACGGAATCAGCCGTCAGCGATTTCCGCAGAATACGGTACGGAAGCAGCCCGCTGGACTTCAACAGGTTCAACGAGGAGCACTACCGTTGTTTCCGCTTCCTGGAACAGAGTGTAAAACAGAGTACAGCCGGGCATATCCTTGTGGCAACGCACCATGTCCCGTCATTCGAGTTGATGTCTCCCGAGTTCAAAGACAGTCCGCTCAATGGAGCTTTTACTGTTGAGTTGGGCAGCTTCATCGCCAACAGCCCGATCGAATACTGGATATACGGCCATTCACATAGGAACATCGACAAGATAATCGGAAACACCAGATGCGTAAGCAACCAACTGGGCTATGTCTCCGGCAACGAGCACCACTCGTTCGACAAAGGAAAATACATCGGGATTGAGCCGTAGGACAGCGGGTTAAAGTTTGACCAGCTTACCCTCGATGCCGCAGCATTCCAACACGGCGGTATTTTCTTTGTCGAACGCGATCAGGCAGGACGGAGCCCCTGCCGTACCGCCCTGCTTACCGGTTACATGATAGAAGCTCAGCCGCCCCCGGATAAAAAGTATGGAATCCGCGTTCGGGAATATCAGTTCTTGGAACAGCTTCGTGTCCGTTCTGGCAAAGGTCAACGCGACAGCGTTCTTATGCTCCACGCATCGCCTGACAAACTGCACGATGAGTGCCGTGTCATACGGCGGGTTGCAGAACACACGTCCGAACCACGGCTGTTTGAGTCCGTCGTCCTCGACAGTGTAATGATGCGCCGCTGTATTCCACGGACGGTTTACCGGAGCGCAGGGATCCAAATCAAATGGCTCCAGCCGCCTCAGGATATGTGGCGGTGTGAGCCATTCGTTTTTGCCCGTAGAGGATTTGCCCTCAAAGGTTACATTCATACGACTTAGATTGTATCCCCCGAGCCAATCTGTATATCGAAAGGATTGAGGTCGAATTCGTGGGTAATGTTTGTGTCGTCCTGTTGCGACTCGAGACAGTCTTCGGTGAAAATACAGCCTTTGAGCGTGACGGTAGTGGTCGTCCAGTCATCCGATGCCATCGGGTTGGCAAAGGAGATGATCAGGTCGAACTCCCCGATTTCGAGCAATGAGCCGTATACCGAGCGCAACAACTGCTGCGTGGCGTAGTCCATCGTGATGGAAGCCGTATAGGTGATGTTTCCGAACCCGCGCGAGACGGGTTTCCCGCCCATGCCGTAGTTGGATTCCACCTTGCGTTTCTTTGACCACTTGATGGCCGACACGCCCTCGAGCGTGGTCGATCCCTCGTCGATCCCGAGTGCCGTGGAGGCAAGGGTGATCATCGACCATGAATATGCTACATTGTTTATAATTGCCATTTCTTCGATTATTTAGCGGTTAACGACAAGCCTTCCTCGACATAAATCTTCACGGCCACGCCGACAGGCACGATGACGTAGGAGATTCGGAGCGTATCGTCCACCAGCACGTTTTGGTTGGCATCGATGGTAACCGCGTACCCGGAAATCTCCTGTGCCGCCTGCATCTTGGCGAGGATATCGCCGACGAGCGTCTTGAATGCCGTGATTTTCGACGGGGCGAGGAACCCGGTCGAAGGGTTGACCATCAACGGCGAGTTCACGTACGGCAGCAAGGCGGCACGCACGGCACGCCGGCTCTTGTTGATAGTGCGGTTACGGGCGATAGTACGGTAGTCTCCGGTGGAACAGGTCTGGTCCTTGGAGATATAAATGCCGTTTTCACGGCCGGCGTATTTGATGGGGAAGATATAGCCCTTGTCGTCCAGTTCGTCGAGCAGCGAGGGCGGGAGCGACTCGTAACGGTTCAGGCTCAGAAAATTCTCTTCTGCCTCGTCGAGGTTGATGTCCCCGAATCCCAGTTCGATTTCCTGGAAATGGTCGGTGAAGAGGTTGAACTGCTTCACCCATGCGATCGACTCGTGCACGTTGGCCCCGGCAAGAGCGCCCATCACTGCCCCGAGGAATCCCACGGGCGTATGGTTGCGGTTGCGCATCTGCATGAGCGTGACGGTCTCATGGTGTGCCTGCCCGAAGATGCAGCTGATACGGCTTGCCTCGCAGATGCACGAGGGCACGCGGTTCAGGTCTATCTGCCGCCCCTCGGTGGTATCGGTTCCCGTGTTGGAAGGGTTGGCCGAGAGGACAAGCGAGAGCGGCTGGTTCAGTTCCGCCAGTGAGACGGCCACGTCGTTGAGCCCCCTCACGAGGTTCAGGCTGTACTTCTCCGCCGCGCCGCCCGCTTTCCAGAGCGGCTGTTCGGTCCAGATGCCCATCTGGTTGATCATGCCGCCGGCCGCACGCTGCATGATCTCGACGGCTTCCCACGAGGCGGAACAGTCGGCAAACATCACGTAGAGCCTGCCCGTGCCGTTCACGCTGCCCGACATGCGGAAAAACTCCCGGATGTGGTAGGCCGGAATACCGTGCAGGAAATTCACGTTCGCCTCTTCCTCCCCGGTCGCCTCCACACGCTCGATGATACCGAAGTCGCTGACGGCGGACTTGAAAGAGGTGATGTAACACACGTCGCCCAATTTGAGTTTCGACCCGTTCGTCTTGCCGTACCCTTCGGTGAAGAGCGTCGGCTGTAACGACACGTCGAACAGAAGTCCCGTCACCTTCTCGTTGGAGGAGCCGGTATCGTACGGGATGTTGCCGTCCACGTCCTTGATGAAAACATTTCCGAGTGCCATAAGTTATGATTGGTCTTTAAGCTGGTTGTAAAAAGGATTCTCATACAGCGCTGCCCCGCCGCGGATGGACTCCGGCGTATCCGGAGAAAAAGTCCCGCCGTGGGCGTCGATATAGAGCGAGGGATAAGCCGGGAACTTTTTCAGCAGCCCGAGTGCATGGGCGTCCGGTGCCTGCGTTCCCTGATGATTCTCTTCCTCCGGTCTCTCCGGCTCTGCCGGGGGTGCTGTTTCGGACCGGTCCGGCGTTGCTCCGGGATGCCCGGGTGCCGTGCCGTCTGGTGTTCCGGTCGTACCGGCCGCTTCATTTTGCAGGGCATCATCCGTTTCGGTCCGGGGCTTCTCCTCCGTATTGATTTTCTTTGCCATGATTGTCGGATAAAATTTGGGGAGCGGGGTTTCGACTCCGCTCCCCGGGTGAGACATTCAAATCAGATGAAAGGTGGAATATCGGTTTATGCGGTTTTCTTGTAGGCCGTATGCACGACGATTTCTGCCGGGCGGACGATGTTCACGTCCATCTTCATCCTCATCTGGAAGAAGAAGAGCTCGGAATTCGCCTGCAGACGGTCGATTTTCAGGACATCCGTGTCATTGGCGTAGTCCACGCCCATCCAGAGGTTGGAGTCCATGCCCGTGGAGAACTCGCCCAGCACCATCGTATGTTCGGGAATGCCGACGATGGGGATGATGCGCTTGCCCTTGAAACGGTACTTGTTCACCTCGGTATTCTCCGAGTACTTGACCTGCTTGTCGGAAATGTACTGGTCGTACGCATCCCAGGCATCCCATCCGATGATGAAGGCCAGCGAGGTCTTCTTGCGGATCTGTTTCGGGCACTTTTTCCACATGGCGTACAGGGCCGCCTCGACCGCCGCTCCGTCCGTCAACTCGGTCGTTCCCGAGACGACGCACTGCCCGCCGGCGATGGTCTCGGCATCCGTGGCGTTCACGTTGTCGAGGATGCGCTTGATGACCCCGTCGAAATACTTCTCACGGTTGGCACCGATCTTCGTGCAGCCGGCGGGTTCCGTGATCTTGGCCACCGTCTCGCCGCCTTTTGCCGCCGTCCAGATGGCGTTTCCGATGTACTCGTTCTTCTTCTCTATCAGCAGGCGCAGCATGGTGGCCTGAATCTTCGGGTCGAGCTCGCGGAAGACGAGGTTGCCCTCCGGCTGCGCGAACTTCCAGTACTTCTCGTAGTCACGGGGATTGAATTCCACATAGATCATAAAATCCGAAGGTTCGAGGTAACGCTCGGTGAGCCGGTACTCGTTGAACCCCTCGTCGCCCTTGGCGCCGTGGATGGGCTGCGGGGTCGGCATATTGTCCTGGATGACGTTGCCCAGCTTGATGGCCGGAAGGGTGTAGCGGTGCTGGATGCCCGTCTTGATATGGATAAGGCCCTCCCGCACCGTGTCGTTACCCTGCACGGTATAGGTCAGAAGGTCTTCCAGCACCTCGCCGGAGTAACCGTTCTGAAGAAAGTTTACAGTATCTGCCATTGTCGAATGAGTTTACTTGTTTCACGAATGAATCTCAGCCGACTGGCGGACCGTTCCCCGCGCGAGGCGTGATGCCCCCGGCATGTCAGTTTATAAAAAAAATTACAAGTTTCGGGAAGTTCACGCGAGACCGGTTATCCCAGCTTGCGGAACTCGAAGTTCTTGCCCACGACTTCCGTGACCTTCTCGGCCATCAGCTGTTCGGCGGTCCTGGCCGCTTCGGCTGCCGCCTGCACGTTTCCCGTGTCGGTGGCGATGGCCTCCGATATCTTTTCCCGGACGGGAATGGAGGCCAGCGTGCTCTCGGCGAGAGCGAAATTCGAGGTGGCCATCTCCACCCACTGGGTCTTCGCTTCACGGCCGATCTTACCTTCGGTGATGGCGTTCTCCACGAGCGTCTCGATGCGTGAGGCCTGCTCCTCCTTCTCTTTTTTCTGGAAGGACGCGAGCTGTGCCGTGGCTGCCGAGAGGTCCTTCTGCAGGTTCTGTATCGCGGCTTCCTTGCCGGCGATGACCGTCTGGGCGTCGCTGAGCGATTTTTCCAACTCCTTGTACCTGGGTTCCAACGCCGCCAGTTCCGAGATGCGGGCCATGACGTCCTTGACCTCCTTATCCTTCATACCGAGTGAGGCGGCAATCGCGCCATACTCGAAACCTTGTGTCTTGTTTTCGTTTGCCATATTGTTTTCCGTTTGATTAAGAGTAGTCCCCTCTGTCTCGAAAAGTTTATTTTCAGCCGAGATCCTGCTCATCAGTTCCTGTATGGAGGCCGTGTCGGTCATGGCGGCTATCTCGTCATGTACCTTCTCGCACAGCTGCTTCGAGGTGCGGATGACGTTCTCCGCCGGGATGATTCCCGCTTTGACGGCCGCCGGGGCGTCGAAGTAGGTACCGTCCTTACCAGCCTCCCCGTTCATGATGGCACGGACGTGTTCCGCTTTCAGACCGAAACGCTTGCGGTAAATGGTCTCTATCTGTCTGGTGAAAGCCTGTACCATATCGGACACGCCATCATCCGTATCATCACCGGGTAACATGGGGTTGTGTATCATCAGTATGGCGTAGTCACGCATCAGAGAGCGTTTACCCGCCGCCCAGATAATGGAGGCCATCGACGCCGCGATACCCTCGATGACGCATTCGGTATCGACCTTCGCATTGGCGATGGTCGAATAGGTGGACATGCCGTAAAGCACGCTACCGCCCTCGGAGTTGATCAGCACGCGGATGCACGAGGGCCGGACGATGTTTTCCAGAAAGTCAAACTCGTCGTTGAAGCGGGAAGTCGTCTCTTTCGTCACGCACCCGAAAAAACGGATGACGGCCGGCTCGCCCGTTTTCACCTCGCCGACGACGTATTCAAGTGTATTAATGTCCATGAGAACTGTCTTTTGGATAAGAGTAGCGGAGGAACGCCCGAAAGGTTGAAAACAAAAAGTGGGAGGTGTCCGCCTCCCGTTCCGGGTGTTTTTGTCCTGCCGTTTTCCGGTCATTCGAACAGGCTCAGAATAAAATCCCGCCCTTGGGATGTCCAGACCGTGAACGTGCAATAGAGCGGTTCCCCCGAGGTGTCGAACCCGTTTTGGAAGGTGCGCTTGCGGGTATACCCCTTGCCGTCGTACTCCGGTGTCAGTATCCAGATATGCCCGCAACGGCGTTGTATGCCCTTTTCCTGCAGGATGCGGTTGAGTTCCGCACCCGTCATACCGAGTTCCGCGGCGATTTGTGAAATACGGTAAATCCGTTTATCGTCAGGTTTGCGGCTGCCATGCACTTTGTCATAGAACTCCACTTTGTGCATCTGGGCCTCCAACGTATCGAGCAGCCGGTCGTTCTCTTCCCGCAGGGCGATGCTTTCCGCATATCCGTCGCGCAGCTGCTCCACGACTTTCAGGACAAACCGCGGGTCTTCGGCAGCACGTGAGACTGGATCGGGGCTCACGGTCATGCCGTAGTGTAGCAGCTCCTTGATGCGGTCATTGCACCAGATAGCGAAAATAGGCGATAGCCAGCGGGCGAATTCCAGCGCCACGTCCTCGTGGAAGAACGTGCCCTGAATGCCGTTGCCGCCCCGGATGACCCGTACCAGTTCCGTTCGGGGAATCCCCCGAACGGCTGATAACGAGCGGAGAAACTCCTCCGTCTGCTTTAACCGTGTCCAGTCGCTGGGCTGCTTGCGGAACGGCTTGGCCATCTCGGAGGCATTGACCGTCACCTGCCGTTCTCCGACCTCAAAGGTCACCGGGTAGTCGTTGTAATCGAATGTCTGTAATGTCGTCTTCATCTTTTCCCGTTTGAATGTCTTTTCTGTAAGCGTAGGAGTTACCCGATAAAAAAGATTGCCGCCGGCCCCGTTTTTATGGATTTTCGTCGCCTTCGTCCCCATCCGTGTCCGGCTCATCCACCTCCACGGAGGGTCCGAACCCCGCCGCCTCGTCATACGCCGGTTCGGGATGATGTCCGTGTCCTGCCGTGTCGTGCTCCGGCGCGTCGGCATGCTGTGTGAAAGGCGGCATCACGAGGTAACGTTCCACCCAGTTCCGGTAGCGCCATGCCGATGACTCGCGGAACCATACCTCGTAGTCTATCCAGTAGGCTTGCAGCATGTTGGTCGTCTGCGGCATGTCGAAATAGGTGAGGTTACACCGCTCGCCAAGTGCAGGCTCCCGATCCTTGGCGTCCTGGATGGCGACGTTCAGGCGCTGAAAAACGATGAAGGGGTCGCACTCGTGGTCCGGATCGGAGTTGTTGAGCGTGTCGAGGATGAACCTTACACGCATGGTGGCACGCCCCTCGCCGATACGCTGCTGCTGCACGAGATAGCGGATATTGACGAAATGGATGAACACAGCGGGGAACGCCGTCTCGTACTCCGTGTTCTCACCGCGCACGATACGGGCGAACTGGCCGTTGTCAATGGCGACGGTTCTGAACAGCGGCGGCGAAAACGGGTCGTCGGGGTCCTCCCGCACGGTGAGTATGGCCCGCCGCACGGCGTGGTAGATGTTCACGAACGGATTTTCCGCGACTTCCTCCGGAGGGCTGTCCGGCACCGGCACGGGGACCGGCTGCCGTGGTGGTTCAATGGGGTGCTTGTCCTTGATCATGTCTTGGGGAATCCTTCAAATATCATGTCGATGAAATGCGAGGCGATATGGCTGTCTATCTTCGGGGAGAAACCGATGAAGGGCCGGTGTACGGGACGCCGTGACGAATACTGGTTCACGGTGTAAAGTCCGAATCCCGGATCGGTATTATGCACGGCGGCATAGTTCTTGTAACGGTCCGTCTTCCGGCCCCGTTTTCCCCGTACCGGCGTGCTCTTTTCGGTGGTATAAATCCAGTAGTAGGCACCTTTGCGGAAAATACGCGTCCGGTCGGCACGGCGTCCGACAATATCGACACGCTTGGCTTCCCCCTTCATGCTCCGGGCCAGTGTCCCCGTGTCATTCATCACCGGATGGGTGAACTTCTTGCCCCAGCGGGAAGTGCGTGGCGCCCATTTCTCCCCGCCGCAGAATCCTCCGGCGGGGAAAGATGCCCCGAACTGCTGTTTGGCATAGTCCCCGGCCACGGTCGCGAAGTTGAATACATTGTTCTCGAGACGGCTGGCCATTGCGGTTGTCCATTTTCCTTTCACCCATTGGGCGCAGAATTCATCAAGCGTTATCTTGGGCATGATTGAACTTTTCTTTTATGCGTTTTACAATCTGTTGTACATATTCAGGCAGCGGCCCGGCAAAATAGGCGTGAGCCGGCGAGAAGATCCTGCCGCCCGTGGCCAGACTCTCCCGGAAAACGGGATCCACGTACCGGCGGTACTCTCCGGCGGCGGGGAGCGCCCCGTATACCGACGCGAACCCGTCCGCGACAAGGAAGCAGCGGCACCCCCATTCGATAGGGGGAATCAGTTCCGGCGGGAACTCCGACTTACGGTAGGAAATGCCTTCGAGCGAGAGATGCCACGGCCGCACACGCTCGTCCCCCTGCGTCATGTAGGTCACGACGGTTTCGGGGCTTATGGTCAGCCACCAAGCCGCCATCGAGGCGGCAAACAGTACCTGGTCGTTCTCCCGGGCGGCGTAGATCAGGTTGTAACGCTCGCACAGGGACTCGTATGCGGCGATTTCTTCAACTTGCGGTTCTTCGGGAAGCTCTTTCAGTAGGGCGATCTCCCCGGCGGCTGCGAAGTCCACGAGGTTGTCGATGGCGGCCAGAAGTATGTCCCGCTGCCGGCGCTCCCGCTCCGTGGTGAATTCATTGTGACCGCGCAGGATGTCCAGCGCCTTGTCGAAATCTATCCGAAGACCGCTCAGGGCCCTGTCGATAAGAAACGAGCAGCGCAGCGTGATGATGTCCCCGATGATATCCCGACGTTCGGCACCGTTCTCCCAGTTGAATATCAGCCTGCGGAACGCTTCCCGAATTACTTCATACTCTTTCCGCGTATCTGTTTTTTCGTCCCTTGCCGTAAGAATACCGGGGAGCGGAAGCCGGGCCGTCACTTCGCTCCCCGCAGAAAATTTGCGACCTTCACGCCCCGCGGGTGCCCGTAGCGTTTGTAATACTCCTCGTCGGACATGATATGGCGGTCGTTGCCGCTGCCGCCGACCGGCACGCCCCCGGCGCCGTAAACACCCCCGGGTATCACGTTGAGCTGTTTTCCGACGTTGATGCCGAATTCCCTCTCGATTTCGTCCGCCTCCACCTCGTACTTGTCCGTGATGAGCTGGTATAGCTTGATGCGGTCCTCGTTGTTCATCTCGATGCGGTTCGAGTACTTGAACTCCAGACCGTCCGGGATGTATCCCATCGCCACCAGACGAGGCACGACCTCCTCGTTCATGATATTCTCGATATACCGGCGGTAGACCTCGATACGGTCGCGGAAGATGTCCTGGTGGGCTTTCGTGGAACCCACGTACGACTGCATGCCGCCGGCCATCGACTCTGAGCCCAGCACGAGGTTCGAGACCTCCCTGTTCACGAAGTCTATGAGCCCCGTGTAGATCTTCTCCGAGTTGGACATCGTGAAGGTCTTGATATCCACCTCGTCCTCGATACCCGTAACGACCACCTTGTTCTGGGCGGCGTTGGCGATTTCATTCGCCAGCCGTTTGCGGTCGGTGTTGCTCTCCGAGACAGTTTTGCCGTGAATGATGGGCTGCCCGTACGTGTGCGAGAAGTTGACGTAGTTGGCGACGGTGAATTTCTTGGCCAGGATCAGCGGCGTCGTGGCCGAGAAGAGCCCCAGGTCACCGGAGTTGATAAGGATATAATGTCTCGCGTAGGCGGCGTGACGCAAATCCCAGTGCGGCTCCCAGATGCCCTGGCGTCTGAGGACGATACGCTGGTCCGCCAGCACGTTGCGCCGCTCGATGCTGTTCACCTCGGCGAGCTTGCCCGTTTTCGGGTCGAGGCCGGGCATGACCTCCAACAGTGTGTAGCCGTAAAGCTTGGATTCCACGATACCCTTGATGATCTTGTCGAACTGGGTACCCTGGATCTTCCGGGTCTGCTCCACGTCCTTGACGTACTTCCCTTTCCCGTTCATACGGGCCAGCATGTATCGGTCGCCCAGGATCTGGCTCTCCAGGGTCTCGATGACGGCCCGGATATGCGCATCCTGCTGGAGGCAGGCGTCGTACAGGTCGATGAGTCGTGCCCGGTCATCGAGGATGCACCCGAGCGTCACGTCCCGGCGCAAGGACCGGTAACGGTTGTCACGCTCGATCTCGCGGACATACTCCTGTATGGTCTTTTTCGAGGTCCGGAAGATACTTTCCAGCAACTCGCCGTTGAATGAATGGTCGGATGTCGTCATTTGCCCATGGTTTTACCTGAAGAGTAGCGGTCTTTTCCGGGTAAAGTTTGTCCCGGAAAAAAGTATATGGAAAGGTGGGATTTTTCTGTTTGGGTGTCAGGCGGAAAGGCTACTCTAAAATATACAGATTTTACGTGTAAAAAATACCATAATCTGCTAATTATCAACGATAATAATTTAGTCTAAAACTGAAAATAAACGCCATTTTATTACTATCTTTATGGTCGGAATATATATATTTGCATTCAATTTTTAACAAATTAGCGATATGAAAAAGAGAAAATGAAAACCCTCACGGTTCCTTGCCGGCAAGTCCGGTACAAGGAATTCCCCGACCTGCTTTTCGGAACATCGCAGGACGGCGACGGACCGTACTATTTCGACGCCACGCACTTCATCCGCAGCCGGGGTGACGAGCGGCGGCACAACGTCCGAGAGTTCCGCGCAGCCTTCCACCACTGGATCGCGGCGCTCACGGAAATATACGGAATAGACACGGAAGACCTTGTCGTCCGGGATGAAGCATCGGGACACCTGTTAATTGATGAAAGTCTGGCTCTGCTGTTCGTCGTTTACATCGAACCCGCCTTCGGCGCCTACATGCTCGAACGCCTCTCGGAGATGCTGACCGACGGTCTATCTGTTTCGGACACGTGGCTGGCCAAAGCGGCCGGCCTTAGATTTACGCGCGAGGAATTAACACTAATTTTTAAGAATTATGAGACGTAGCAATTTTAAGCGGCCGAAGACGGTACTTGTCTTCAACGGGGCTCAGGTTCTCGTCGCCATCATTCGCTCGCTTCATAGCGCGGCGGATCTGACGAAAGGTAACTTACAGGCAATTTCGTTCTGCTGTACGGGCAAGTATATCTGCAGCGGCGGACTCTATTTCCGGCATCTGCACCCGGATGTCGAGATAGAGATGGACGACCTCGGCGTCTTGCAGCTGCAGGACTATGATGCGCTGTGCGGGGAGAAGCGTACCTACTATTCGGTACGGCAGATGGCGCACAAGCGCGTGTTACGCCATAGGAAGAAAAACGATAACGACGAAAAAGAGAAATGATCATGAAAGAAAACAGAAAAGTTCCGTTCCGTGACACGGCCATACGCGTGTTACGGAACCATGACGGGATGCTGTACATATCGGCGGATGACGTGTGCGGCATACTCAAGCGTGAAGAGATGCTTAAAAAGGGCGACATCGCCCGGATATGTCCGTCCGCCATCCGTATGCCGCTGCGCAAGGGCGGTCATGAGCTGTGGACGTTCCGCCCCTCGGACATGAGGCGGCTCCTGCAGTCCGTCCGCAAGGAGAGTATTTTACCCCGTGACCTGTTCGACGACCTGGAAGCGTGGGGCAACCGGCTGTTCGAGCTGGAGGCCGGCAACCTGCACCCGCAACGGCAGGCGGACACCGTCTGTCACTTCGCGGAGGATTTCCCGGTGACATTCCGGCAGGCCGGCGACAAGCTGATGGTCAACGCCACGCAGATCACGATGCGTTACGGGAAGATTCCTTCCGAATGGCTCCGCATCGCGGCCACCGACCACCTGCGGCGCGAGCTGGCCCGCACCGGACAGACGGACCGTTACGAGTTCCAGCTTTTCACCACGCGGGGACGTGGCAACGGCGCCACGTGGATAGAAGCGCCGCTGCTCGTGCCGCTGGCACGTTGGATAGCGCCGGATACGGGACTGGCCGAATGGTGCGTGGAGAAGATCGGGATGCTGACGGCGGGCCGGGTGCTCCGCAAGACTGTACAGTATCCGGCGGAAGCCGTCGAGCCGCCGTGCCTGAACCGTCCCGTCCCGGAAGACATGGCGGGGGCACTCTCCCTGATCGGCGAACTGCGCAAGGCCGTGCGGGAATTCCTGCCCAAGGCGGCTTTCTACGACGAGTTCGTGGAAAGACGCGAGTGGTTCAAGAGCACCCGCATCGCCGACGAGCTCAACACCTCGTCGCGAGACCTGCACCGGTTCCTTCACGAGGAGGGTATATGCATGTACAGTAAGCAGCAGTGGGTCGTGCTGCCGGCGTACCGTTCCTGGCAATGCGACGTGCCCTACACGTGGAAAAACGACCGGGGCGAGGTCTTCACCTTCGGCTCCCGCAAACGCTGGACGCCGGCCGGACGCGAGTGCATCATCGAACTGTGGTGGAAGAAACACCCCGAATACCGTTGATCATGGAAACGGCCTTGCAACGCATTATCAGGAAAACGGGACGCAAGCCCGTGGAGTGCCGGTGCCCCCTGTGCCGGGCGCAGTGCCGAACACCGTGCCTCGGCACGCCGGAGGATATCCTGCGCCTGCTGGAAGCCGGATACAGGGAACGGCTTGCGCCCACCTTGTGGGGCGTGGGGCTGGTCCTGGGATATCTTCCTTACGCGGTGCCGATGGTGCAGGCCCGGCAGGTGGACGGTCATTGCACCTTCTTCCGGAACGGGCTGTGCGAATTGCACGACGCCGGATTGAAACCGACCGAGGGCAGGCTCTCGTACCATACCATCACAATGGAGAACCTGAAGTTCGGCTCCTCACTCCCGTGGAATGTCGCCGGGGAGTGGCTGGACGAAAGGAATGACGCGGTCATCGGGGAGATTATCCGCCTGATGACCGAATAGGAAAGAACCCGGAGGGCGGATGCAAGACAGTATCAACCCGTTAGTTCCTCAAAGGGCATTTGCCGTCCGGTTCTTTTTTTAATGTTAATTCATACTGGTTGCAAACAATTCGTACCGGTTGGTGCTAACCTTATCCAAAGAACCATTTGACAAGCAGTATGAAGTTAAAAAAAAGAATGACATTCGACGAGATGGCGACGCATCTTATCGAAAACACGGGCAAGGTGGCAAACAGGGTTACCGTGGGCCGCTATGCCAAAAAACTGGGATACACAGTCTACAAGCCGATGATCAACCGGAAAATCCGGCATTGCTATCTCAACGAGGCAATACGGGAAGAGACGGAAGAGGTTAAACAAAATTCAAAGGAGAAACAATGAAAAAAGTACAGGCTTATTTTTATCAGGTCTACAAGGGCCTTGTCATGGGCTTCGGCCCATGCGAGGCTGTCTTCATGGCCTATATGGCCGACCTTGACCGGCTCAGGATGTCGGGAGCGGACACCACCTTCGGTCTGAATGTACATCTGGGTGTTACCGGAATGGGACGGCGCGCTTTCGAGCGATGTGTCCGCAAGACTGTCCGCATGGGACTGCTGGAAAGAATTCCCGTGGACGGCCGCTACGACTACGTGTGGAACCGGACGGCATACGGCAGGCTGGTCGAGATCATCTCCTCCACCACGAGCTACACGGTACTGCGGGAGTTCTGTGACAGGGTATTCGGGACCGAAGGCAGGGAAGTGGCCTCCGTAACCGACAATGAAGTGCGGACATTGAAGAGGACCGTCTTCCCGACCTCCGGGAAGCGATAAAGACGTGAGATGATTTTTGTCCGTATAAGAAACGCCGAGTCTTCGGCGTTTTTTTTGTACTTTGCCGTTTCAGTCCCGGAATCACGAAAAAAACAGGTGGCGGAAATGGGTGTTGTTCAAATGTACGAATAACTTGTACTTTCGTACAAATATCCTGAGCGGAAGGTTGTACGAAAGTACAATGAGTACAAGATATAGTATAATATAACAAGAAAAGAAGATGTACTTTTTTCTTTGAAGCAAAGAAAAAAGATACCAAAAAAGAAACCATACAGTGCAGACGGCGTGCGCCGTCCGGGAAAATTTTCTGTTTTAAGGGAAGAGATGCAGATGTTACCGGGACAATATAACACAGGATACCTTCCTTCCAGAACAACGAATAGAAACACTAAAAGAGAAAACAACCGTTACCCGTTTCTTCCGTCATCGTCCGATGCACCGTCCTCCGGAAACCGGACCCGTCGGGAAGGATTGTTCGGGTGGAGACAGCAGACAATGAACGGGGCCAATGCCGACCGGTTATCCCGAACGGATGAATGTCGAAAGGCTGAAAGACGGTTATGTCTTGTGAAAGGCTAAATAATCCAAAATACACGGGTTGAAAAAGACAGGATTCGGGAAGTTTTTTTATCTTTGTTTCAAGATTCCGTTAACCTTTGACATATGCAGACCGTAATGCCCGGTCGCGGCGACTTTCTCGTTAGAAGGACCAACCTAAGCCGGGGTTGCGGTTTCTACTCTCAGCGTACGGCGGCACGGCTGCAAGAACACCGCCTCATGTTCTCCCTTTCCCGTTTTCCCTGTTTCCACGCTTCGGCAGGCTGTCCGATACCAGCCGGTAAGAACGGGCGATCTGTTCCCGGATGAAACCGTCTCCCAACCGTTCGAGGTAAAGGTCATTCCAATGGGACTTGTTCATGTGGTAGGCCGGCTGCACACCGGGATACCTCTCCCGAAGTTCCAACCCCACCTCCGGCGGCAGCTTCACGGCGACACGAGGTTCGGGAGACTCCAGCCATACGAGCAGGAACCATTTACCCCCGACCCGGAACGAGAGCCAGTTTTCCGCGAACATATCCTCGGTTACATCACCGAGCCCCAGCGCGTAGTATCTCACATCCTCGATGTTCATAATTTCATATCCTCCTGTTTTTACGGCAAAAGTAACGCTTTTACGTTTCTTCCATGCCATCAAATGGCAAAAACTTGAAGCGGGCAAAGACATCGTACCCTTCAGGCTTTCAGGAAACAGGACCGGCCGGTTTATTGAACCTATCTTTTTTTTCTACCTCTGCCGGGATCGTCTTTACAGTTGTTCCTGCCTTCCGCCTCCGCATTGTGGCGCATGCGCAGGATCGACATGAAACATTCCTGCACGCTCTCGGCCGCCTCACGGGTGGCAAAATAGTTCCCGACCGCCAGGCGCTTGCGGTCCCGGGGCTTGTAGGCATCCCGTACCTCGCAGATATTGAACAGTTCGTTCAGGTAATAGTAAACCTGCTCCCGTAACCGACGGTTCACCGCCACTTCCATACTGCGCAGGTGCCCGTTCCAGACGACCCCCTCGGCGACAAGTGCCCGGTCCAGTTTCATGCGGGCTGTGGAACCGACCGGTTGTACCTGGAAGTCGGCGGCGGTACCGGCCACCTCGTGCATCGAGTACACGGGGCGTTCCCCGGGACGCATCATGCAGTACATGACGATGCGCCCCCTGGCGTCTATCTCCTTGAAAACCCCAAGAACGACCCCCTCACCCAGCGTGCTGAGCTGCACGCGGGCGCCATTTTGCGGAACATAGTCATTCCTTTTCAGCCGGCAATGCCGCATGTCCCACAGCAGATGACGGTCATTCAACAAGCGCTGCAACATTTTCTTTTCTTTTAACGTGGCAGGACGGCAATCCTTCAGATGCATCACCACCTCCTCCTCGCACAACTTTCCATCCCCGGTACACCGTACCGTTACGGCCACACAATCATCCACGATATTGCCCGCGACACCGATTTCCGATGTCACGCAGTTTACGATGGTGCCCCCCTTGCGAATCTTGTCGCACAAGGGCACACATGTTGTCCCGGATTCTATCTGTTTCTCTTTCTTTGATTTCATATTAAGTCTCCATCGCGTTAGCCCGTTGGTCACACATCAAAATACATAAACGGGACAATTTTACAAATATACGCATTATTCCGCAAAGAATCGGGTGTGCGGCAAACAAAACGCCGGGTTTTAATATAAATAAGCAAAAACCGAACAAAAAAGTCAGATATAGCCTATTTATAAATACCCTGTATATCGGATATGACGCTAAAAGACAGATTCATGTGTCATCAGCATAATCTGAACTGAAACCACTATCTCCTGACAGCCGGTACTGTACCGCAAAACCATTTATGCAAAAGTTTCCATTCGCCGTGTGATGGAACCGGACAGCAAGTCTGTATATAAATGCCACGGTGAAAACGCCCCTCGAAAACCGAAACCGGAGAAAAGGGATAAAAAGTCTGTATATATCCGAAAACCGTCAGCTGCCTGCATGACACGGGAATAACGTGAAAAACAGCCCTGCAAATACGTATATATCCTGCTCCTCGCTTACAGTTTCAACGTTCAAAGGCATTTCAGGGTGCTTTTCAAAAGTCGGACTTGAAAAAACGGCCCTGGCAGAGAAACCGAATCCGCACCGGCAAGGACACCCTCCCCAATCTTTTTAAAATTATTACATCATTGTATATCAGTTATTTACGTGGTTTATTTTATAGAAAAGTAAACCTAAAAGCATATTTTTCCTTATAACTGCTTACAAATTGAAAGCAAGAAAAGTTTTTTTGCCTTATTACGTAGGATATAAATGTAATTATATTTATAATTCCCTGTATTACAGTCATTTAAATAAACTTTCATTTTGTTACACACGTTGAATCGGGCTTTTTTTGATTTTTGCAAAGAAAAATTTTTTTTCAAGGAAAATCGTATTTTTATATCTAATTGATATTCAGTAGCTTACATTCCTTCCTCGCGCGCGTGCGTTCCATGTTTGGAAAAAGGGGATTTTTAAGACGGTCTAAAATTTTTTTTGCAAAAAGTTTTGGAGATTGAAAAAACGGTTTTATAATGCAGTGTACTCGAAAGCCAAACAGAACGGCAAACAAGTACGGAGAAAAAAGAGAAAAAAAATAGATAACTAAAAAACAGATTTAAGAAACAGACAAACCAACCCGCCGAGAGCGAGAAACAAAAAGCCTTTTTTGTGGGAAACCTATTTTTGAGGCTTGGAAAATCAAAAATCCGCTTGTTCGCTTTGGAGCGATTAAATAGGGTGTTAAATAACCACACCGAGCAAGACTACAAACCAATGTAGCAAGTTGGAACGGTCTAAAAACGTGTTTTTAGTCCGCATACACAAAGCACGCTAAATTTTGGGAGTGCGAGAGTTGTATGGAAAAAGGACGTGTAAGAATAATGCCATAATTGCGCCCTTGTGCGCACGGCGATAAAATACACGGTAGCGGAAAAGCAGTCCGCACGGAGCTTGAGAAAAGAGCATTGCCAATGTCATGCCCATAATTACCAGCCGCCCACCGCCTTACTGTTAGCTGCCGGATTGGGAAAGATCCGGGACGTGCCAGAGAAGCGTCTTGCCGAAATTGGAGTACGCAAGCGCAGAGCCGGGACACGAGTGAACGTGAGTAAGCCGATACACGATATGCTGAAAGTGCGCTCATTTGGATAGCTCTGCTATGGGGTACGTTTTAAGTGCGACAAAGTTACGAAAAAATTTGCCGTGCAGGGTGAAATGCACGGCAATTTTTGGGCACGTGGCAGGAAATGCCACACCTTGCGCTATCGAGCAGGGTTCGGGGTTCGATTCCCCGGGTGCCCGCAATGCGTGATTTTGCGCAGTAATTGTTTAATTCAAATCATTATGGCAACTTCAAAATTGAACAAGGAACAGTATGCAAACCTCAGCGCGTTTGCAGGTGTAATGCTGGTTTACAGCTCGGTAAACCGTGACTGTGAAATAGTGCAAACCGGTCAGCACTTCTTCGGCAAGGACTTCGAACCTGCCGACAAAACGGACGATGAAATTTTCCGTGTGATTAAAAACATGGTCGCAACGATGTGGCACACCATTGCGGAGGAAAAGAAACTGCGGCAGGACGCCGACGGCATCCGCTCGAAATTCCGTGCCACCACTCCGGCGGAAATCATCATCTGCGACAAGTCGCACAACTGTATCAAGCACTACGACCTGACGGACAGCGTGTGGGCACGTATCGGGCTTGTGCCGACAAAGGTAGACCTCGAGAAGTCGAACCGTGACTTTGCCAAGACCATCCATGCGGCGGCAAAGGCTATCCGCAATGCCATGAATTTCGCCCCGAACCTCGCCGGTCTCGAGAAAGCCGAGAAGCCCGCCAAGAAAAACGGCGGCAAGGGTGCGAAAAAGACTAAAGGCGTGGCGACCGCTACCGCCGAAACCGCTGAGACTATGACCACTACCGCCGAAACCGCTGAAACCATAACCGCAACCGAAGCCGTAAAAGAGGCTGCATAACGTGGCGGACAGGGTAAACAACCTGCCGGAAACGGGCAGACACGGGCAGGCATAGTGCCGTTAAACGGTCTTTGCCTGCCTTTTCCGTATCTGCCGACGAGGGGCGTTTATCCGGTATATGCCGGAAAAGCGCCCTTCCCGTTCCGGGCGAAACGGTATTGTAACATGAGAGACGAAGAGAAAATCCCGGCAGAAAATACTGCCGTAGGTGTGCCCGTGCAGGACACGGAGTACACCCCTGACGATCTGAAGGCCGCTCTGGAAGAGTCCGAGCGGTCGTTGCACGAGGCTGTCTTCATTGCCCGCCAAGTGTGGGAAAGGGACAGCGACGCCATCCAATTCGACATCGACGACCTCGTGCAGATAGAATCGGCATTGCAGGAGATTTGCAACATCGCCGCGGGAATCCGCAGCGAGGACGACGAGTAAACGATAACGCGCGTGGGGCTGCCGGAAATGCCGGAAGCCGCATACGCGTTGTCCCATACAGGGCATTGATATACACTGTGCCGGGACTGCACCCCGGAATGCCCTCACTTTTCATAATTCATCTTCGGACTTACTTCCTTGCGCCGTGAGGCGTTGTGCCCACCTTGTACATAACACGGTTAAGCGCGGCTTGGCGTTCGGTGGAACTGCCTGCCGTGCTTCCGCTGTTATCCCGTGCGGGGAAGCGGAGACGGTATGTGCCAATAATATGCAAAACAATATGATAGAGGTATTTAATGCAAGACGCACCCACAGTTACGGGTGCTTTGCCAGTTTCAAGGCTGCCACGGACACGCTTGACAGCCTTGCCGCGACGGGACAACTCGGAGAGATGCCCGTCGTCAGCGTGTCGGCGTATCGTAACGGCGTGTTGCAGTGGGAGTACAAGGCCGTGTCCGCCGGCGGGAAATGGCGTGTGCCGAAAGCCCGGAAAAAGCGGATACCGGAGCCTGCCCGTGGGAGACGCCGCAGGAAATGGTGCAAGGAGTACGCCTCGGCGGAACTGATGTTCCGGGAGGGATTTCCCGACCACCTGAACCGCAGTTACCCGTTGTCGGCGGACAGCCTGCGGCGGTGCAACCGGAAATGCAGAATCCATATGCAATAAACGATAAAAACGAAAAGAAAATGAAAACATTAGCAGACGTGAAAAGAAAGATGACGCTTGGCTCGAAGTGGCAGTGCGTCCGGTTGTTCGAGGGAGGACAAGACCTCGGCGTGCGTGAAATCGGCAAGGTGCAGAAGAATGCCGTGGCATTCCTTAAAGCCGACGGGAAACTCTCGTGGCTGTGGTGGCCCAAGGCAAAAGATGTGCAGGTGGAGGGAAACTCCTTCACCGTACTCCAGAACGGGGTGCCGAAACTCAAGTACACCCTCGTGGAGTAAGTGGAAAGGAAAATTCATGCAAAATAATACGAACTAATATCAACTATGGGGGCGGAATGCCCCTATGCTTTTATAAACAGGGAGAAGGAAATATGGCGAAAATAACGAAGAAACAGGTGGATGCCATCGATGCCGCGTGCCGGAACGGCTTCAGTTTCGACCGGTACAATTTCGGGGTATTGGGTGAGAAGTGCCTCTCGAAGACAATCACACTCGTGGAGGGGTGCAAGGCGGTAAAACTCCGGCTCAGTTGGCGGGATGAGGTTGTGAAACACGAGAACCAATATGGCTGTACTGTGCCGACCTACACCGGCAACGTGGTGCCGCAGCTGCACTGCTCGGTATGGGACAAGGCTCCCGGAGAAAGTTGTTGGCACAGTTACGGACTGGGGAAATTCCGCGTGTTCAGGGACAAGGCTTTTCCGAAACGAATGATGAACCGGCTGTGCGAGGTAACGGAACTGGTAACGGACGAACTGGTGTGTGAAATGTTGCCGGAGCGTGAACGTGAGGAATTTCGACAGAAAATAGGACAAACGATTAAATAATAGTAAGAACATGAGCCATTTTACGGTAATGGTCATCGGGGATGACCCTGAAGGGCAATTAGCCCCGTTCGACGAGAACGAACAAGTGGAAGAATATTGCACCTGTGAGGTGTCGGAGGATGACAAGCAACAGATGCTGGATTACTACAAAAAAGAACGTAAATTACGTTTCCGCAATTTCGAGAACTGCTATAAGCGTTACGGCAAGGACTGGAACGGTAACAGATGGCGCAAGAACGAAGACGGCATCTGGTGTGAATATTCAACCTACAATCCGGATTCCAAATGGGACTGGTACGTGCTGGGCGGTCGTTGGAGCGGTGCCTATATCCGCCTGAAAGAGGGTGCGACAAGCGGTATCAAGGGAGAGCCGGGTGTATTCGAGAACGAGACGGGCTGGGACGCAGCCTTGAAAGGAGATATCGACTTCGAAGCGATACGCCGGGAAGGTGAAGAGCGGGGGCGCAAATGTTACAGGGATATTGCCGCGAAATGTGGCGGTACGATTCCCCGTCCCTTAATTTTCTGGGACACACTGTTGCATGGCGATAAATATGCCGGACTTACCATCAAGGAGAAGCGCGCAATATATCATGCGCAGGAAGCTATCAAGATTTGGGACGCTGCAGGGCATGATGTTCCCTTCATTGGCCCTAAAATAGAGGACTTTCAATGCACCGAGGACGAGTATGCCAAGCGTCGTGCCATTAGCGCGTTCGTACCTTACGCAGTGGTATGCGACTACAAATGGTACGGACGAGGAGAAATGGGTTGGTGGGGTCTCTCGACCAATGAATGTTCCGAAGACGAATGGAACGACAAGGTGTGGAAGATGGTCAATGCCCTGCCCGATGACACGCTGATATCTTTTTATGATTGCCATATCTAACCGAATATCAAAAAAGGAAATATGAATAATACAGAAGAAGACAAACTCTTTGAGGGTATAAACGCCCAGATAGTGGCCTATGGCTACGCTGTCGTTGTATGCTGTCCGGAACAGGACGTGGACGTCCCTTCAGTGGATAATCCGTTCCATCTGGTTTATCCCTGCAACGCCCGTTCCAGTCTGAAAGTGAAAATTGAGAGGGCCGGGTTCCATACCAGCGATGCCCGTCACGCACGTCGCGAATACTGTTTCGGCTTGCGGGTAACCATGTATTGATACCGTTATGGGAAAGGAATATAAAATCAATGAAGTAAAAGGTGTCATCATCAGCCGCTCCCTGCTCAAGGAATACGGGTATGACGGCGACCTGCCTACCGATGAACAGTTACAGACTATCGCCAACGAACTGCTCGACTACCGGAGTGTAAGCAAAGGTTATGAGGATGCCCTTGCCGGTACGATGTCAAACATGTTCGGTATCGAACCCAAAGAACAGCCTATGGAAACGAAAGAACTTACCACCCACCAGCGCGGTGTCATCCTGCGCGGCATCTGCGGCGGCGCCGCGTTGAGAGACAAGTCTCCGAGGATTTCGGAGAACAACACCGTCATCACCACCCCGGCCGCCCTTAGCGGCTGGGACATCTGCTGCATATCGAGCGACGCCGGAGCATTCGGGCTGAGAGCGCAGTTCGGTTATGACGGGCAAACAAAAATAACATTCACCCGGCAGGAGAAAACGATATGAGGACTTATTACTATCTGGACTACCTGCACCGCGAAATCTTCCTCGAAGAGGAGGACATACAGGCGGTGCCCGAAAGCGGGCGGGCGGACGAGGCCTGTGCCGCCATAGCGGAAAAGACATACGTCGCGGAGCAGTTCCGGGCGGATTCCTTCCGGACGCTCAAGGAGGTCGTAAGCCGCCTGTGCGACACCTCCGACATCCGCAGCCGCCATGACGCGCTCATGTATATCGTGTGGATGGCGGCATCGGACATCAAAGAGAGACGCGGTATGCGGCATGGCGAGGCTGAAATCAAGATAACCCGCGACGACGGGTTCGTGTGGCTGCTTGTACCGGCGGACAAAGCCTCCGCTCTGTGGGAAGCCGGCGTGTTTCCCCTTTACCGGCTGTACGCGGACGACTCGGAATCCCTTATCGAAAGTGACGAGGACATGCGGGCGGCCCTCGAAGACGGTTGCCGCATAGGCATCGAGGTTGGCTTTATCTCCACGATGGGATATGCCGCCCGGATGACCGAATAAGAGACAGAACCAAACATTCAAATCAGAAAAATATGGAAACGATGACTTTAACACGAGAGAACGCCCACCGTGTGACGATGGTGCGGCGCAAGGATGCCCCGGGAAGCGAGCCGGTGACATTTCATTTCAGAGGGAAAAGATACGGGTACTGTAACTATGCCCACCTGGTCGGCGAGCCGGACAAAGAAGAAATCCTCGCTCCCGCGAGCTTCAAGGACTGGGAGGTGGCGGAAGTGGCGTACCCGGGGTATCTGGAAGAATACTTCCGCCTGGCGTGCGACTCCTACAACCGCACTTCTTTCTCACCCGAAGAACGGGGCGAAACGGACATCGCCTCACACGAGAAAGAGCTGCACGAAGACCTGCAGTCCATGCCGGAGGGACAGCGGGGACGCTACATCGAGAACTACAAGCGGTATTTCTCTGCGATGATTGCCGCTAACAGTCGCTGTGCCAGTGCGATGATTACAGGACCCGCACGCTTCAACACCGGCCGTAACGAAAAGGCGTGCAACAGTTATGAAAAGAACGTTACGGCATTCCGGGAATGGCGTGAACGTGCACTCGAGGCGATACGTAAGGCGGCAGAAGCCGCCAAGCCTGAAGACCAACGCATCGAAGAGGAATGGCGGAAAGTCAAAGCCGATATCGATGACACGGCCACGACCATCCACAACATCGACACGGGTGCGGCACGAGGCTATAGCCGTGCCCTTTTTGTCAGTAACCTTGCCGGACGGCTCGCCACCTATGTCAATCACGGCAACGTGGAGATTATAGACCGTGCCATTGCTCATCTGCGCGAATGGAACGATAAGGTCAAGAAACCCATCGTTACGGCACGTCATTCTATCTTCAAGTATCCGGACCTTGCCCGCAAGGTTCGGGAAAAGCAGCTGGAACGGGCCGGCCGTGAAAACCGTGAGGTCCCGTTCGAGGGTGGCAAGGTGGTTTACAACTTCGAGGAAGACCGCCTGCAAATCCTTTTCGACAAAATCCCCGATGCCGGAATGCGTACAACATTGAAACATAATGCGTTCAAGTGGTCACCCCGCAATCAGGCATGGCAACGCCAACTCACCCGCAATGCCGAATATGCCGCCGGTCAATTGTTGAAGATAACCATTTAATCCGGCAGCCCATGAAATACATCATCGATTCACGCTTTTTCGACGGGAGCTGTCTCACGTCGATGTCGGATGACCTGCACAGCGATTACGGTGGCGAGACACTGGAAGAACTGCGAGAGAGAGAAAAGAATCCGAGTCTGATTGCCGTATCGCCCGGGCGTATGGCACTGCTCGTGAAACGTTATAGCCGGGCACTCAGCCGACCATTCAGGGAAATCACGGAGGAACGTTACTGTGACCTCTTCGAATGCCTGCCACCGGCACGCATGGGGAGAGGGTGGTTCTTTGTCGGAGAACCGTATTACGGCAGCCTGTATCCTTTCTGTTTCCGCTCGGGTGACAGGTTCTTCATGGCGGAGCGCCCATTGCGCCTAACCGATCCGGAAATACAACATCAGATGAAAGGACACATGGAGAAACTTTACCGCCACCCGAAGATTGTCAAAGGAGAGCCTTTCCTGCAGTACATGGCATGGTACAATGCGGATGTAGTTTATATCCCGTACTCGTTCATCCTGGAAGGGAAAAAATTGTTTCTCCGGAACCTTGCCACACGTACAGGGTCGGTCATCGACGACCGTCGGAACCGGGACGAACTGGCCGGACTGCTGCGTAACCTGCGTGCGAACCACTACGAATACTGCACGTTCCATTCGGTAAAGAAAGACATATTCGAGTTTTTCGAGTGGGTTCGAAAGAACCGGTACACGCTGGCAATTCACGGAACGCTTTTCGATTTCGCCCCGGATCATTCCTACGTGGATTTTCACGGTAACGTCTGCGAGTATTCCGCGGCATTCCATTACCGTATCTATTCCCGCCCCCTGTTCGGGGACATCATCAACCAGTTACGTTGTGTGAAACGACATCTTTCATATAAAAAGGAGGTGTAATGATGGATACACTTGACAAACTACGTATCATCGAAAGCGACGCTGTATCCAAAGAAGGTGTGAAGATAGAATCACTCAGCACTTCCCTCAAAGCTACTTACGCCTGCGGTTGTGTACTGGTAGAACATTTCGCATGTGGCAACCCTACCTGTGTACGTAAGGAAGAGAATCCTGAAAAGTATGAACGTCTGCTGGCGAACAGGAAGTATTTCGTGGAACTGTGTAGTATGCATAATCACCAGTGATATGGCAAAAATTATCAAAACGGACGGAACGTGCCAGCCGGTGCATCCCTCCAATGGTACCGACTTCTCTCTCAAAGAGATGCAGGCGATTGTCGGAGGCTACATAGAGCTGGTCGAATTGAACGATACGAACACAATAGTCCTAAACGAGGAGGGCAAGCTGAACGGTTTGCCCCTCAATATCGAGGCGACCAGGGTGTTTCGCTCGTATTACCCCGGCTCAAACGACTTCATCGTCGGCAACGTGCTTATATGTAAAACCGAACAAATATTATAATTATGGACAAAGAAAAATCAATCAAGCTGCAAGACCTCCTGAAACGATACAGGGAGATGCAGGAAAAGAACAACGTAACCGTCATCGAGTTTCGCACTGCTGACGGGCAGAAACACGGTATAAGCAATCCGGAGGCTGTCAAGCTGCTGGTAAATGTGGCTGTCATCGAGTTGGAACGGCAGCACCATCAGGCGTTGTTCGACGATATTCCGGAACATCTGGAACAGAGCCGGGAATACAAGGCGGCCAAGCAACTGGAATATGCGATGAACGACTTCGGTTTCAAGCCCGAACGCTTCGCCGAAGCCCTTCCTTTCTTCCATAAGACGCTGGAGCAGACTTTCTTCCGAACGGTGAAAGCCTCCATCCTTGCCATGGCAGGACGTGACCCCCGCCGCATTGACGGACGTAACGAGGCTTCTTACGAGATGTGTCAAATGCTGGCTCCCATGCTGGAAGATACCCGGCTTCCCTTTATCTGAACAGCCATGCTCATAGACGAGAAAACACAGCGACGCATCCATGCCGTTCCGGGTATGAGCGTCTCTCACGGCACGATGCGCACGCAAGACCTAATCCCGGCGTTCATGGATATTATCCGTGACACGCCGGAGTACGTGCAGCTGATGAATACCGTTCCCGCCCATGCCATGGAGGACAAGGATACTGAATGGTGGGACAGTGAAGAGGCAATCATGTTGCTGGACGCATTGTTCGACACGCTCGACGCCTATTCCCCGGAGGATTACTATTTCGGTGCCCACCCCGGTGACGGCTCCGATTTCGGATTTTGGAAGATGGACAAGGACAAGTGAATGTTGGAACACATGGTACGGATTACAAAAGACAAATGGCATGGCATCTTCAAAGATGGGATTTGTATCGGACAAATCTATCTTGCCCGTGCCGAAAGCAAAAGACTGAAATACCGGGCGGTCTCCTGCGTGAGTGGAATTGGCTTTAACACTTTCAATGAAGCCCGCAGTTACGCCAAAGATTTTCTTTAATCAAAGAACTATATGAGAAATTGGATACAGCAAAGGCTTTTGCGCCGCAAAAAGACGGACAAAAGCGGAATGACACTCGGAAAGGTGCAGAAAGAGTACCGTGAAAACGACGTGTGCATGGGAGAACTCCTTGATGCTCTCCCTGCCGACGGACTTTCCGTAGAGGAAGCGTTCGAGCTGAGCATCGCCGCCAAAAAGTGGGCGGACGGAGACCGTTTCTACCGGACCGTCGATGACGGAGAGCCGGAGGAACTCGGAGTGTAGAACAATCAAACGATAAAAAAATGAATATATATGATTTTATCAAATTTGGCGGTTATGTCCGGTGGGCCGATGACAGCACGGATACACTCCGCAAGATGAAGGTCTGCCTGCCGGTAAAAGAACCGGTAGGAAATGACACGAGAATAGAACTGATTCCTATGGACGAGGAGTATCCGGAAGAGGTCGCCGTTTCCTATTCCGTCAGGGCGGCCGAACTGCTTCCTTGTCCGGATTCTTTCTATGATGGATACTGGAAAGCCCTGATGACGGCGGAAACCAACGGCGCCGCTGCGGACGTGCTGCTTGCCATGCTCAAAGAGTCAGGGTTTTGCCTGATGGAGTGTGTTCAGCTGATGCTCCGTACCGATGCCTGTAAACTGTTTCCGGTTCTCTGCCGGTTGTTCCCGGAAGCGGAAGAGATGTTTCGGATTGTCACGTGGGAGGACAGGGAATATTTTGCAAGGCGACTGACGATATTCCGGGGAACGACCGATGAGGAAGAGATACTTGTTTCGCTGACAAGTCTGGGAAACAGGCTTATCGACAACAGGACCGGTGCGCCTGTTTCTGACGATGCGGAAGCGGTGGACGGGGAAATCTATTACTATTTCACGGACGAGGAGATGCTGCTGCCGGAAGAACGGCTCGTCACCATTGCGGAGAACGCGTGAAGGATAAGAGCCGAGAAATACATGGATTTATATACCGGTGAAAACTTTTATCAGACAAGCGATATATATAAAGATTATTCATTTAATTTGCATTCTCATGTATTAATAAAATTGCTATGGAATGTTTGTATCAAGCCGAGGTGGTTGTTTATATAAATTTCACTGATGAAGAATTTGATTTCATAGATAAAGCCATGCGGGAACACCGTGACACGAAAATCTATACCGAACCCGGTTCTTGGTTCTATGGAATGAAAGTGATGCGAAAAATGGACTCCGGCATATCCGAGAGATTCACGCCCGACAAGATACAATATATATTGCGTGCTTTGGAAGAACAACGAGGAAAATTCTCGATGGCATTATTCCATAAATTAAGTGATATTTTCCTTACCATCCGTTCAAAAAAAGAACGGCTTAATTCCGATCTCGATCAAGAGACACCGGACTTCTCGTTGTAACCTGACAACTGTCTGTATCCTGTAAAGTACAACAGGTACCTGTCTGTTTCATGTGACACGTGACACCTTCTTGCACCGGTCCCCTCCCGGACACCGGCAAGTCGTTGCCATGCATAATAAAACCCGATTTGGACCGGATTTATCCATTGTCGTGGAACGGTTACCCGTATCACGGAAATTATATCCATGCCCGTGCAGTACGACAGCTGCTCCGGGGGATGTTTTTGAAGAGAATACCCGTGACTTTGACAACGGGCGGGTAGATTTTTGAACAGTTTATTTATGAAACAGGCATTACCCGGCAGTTATAAAAAAATGACTTCGATGCGGCGCCGGTTGTGTCTACAATTCCCGCACGCAGGGAGACGAACAATAAAATAATGTATATGACAGACAAGATATTACAAATGTTCTTCGACATCGACCGGTGGACGAGGGCAATCGAGAAAGGCGTGGGCAAGGATATCCGCAAGGACCAGCTCATCCGCCTCTGCGACGAACGTACCCGGTTGCAAATCGCCGATGCCATGTGCCGGGGGAAGTACGAGATTTCCCCTCCCCACACGGCACTGATACCCAAGGAGAACGGCGAGTTCCGCACGGTCTACGTGAACGAGCCGATGGACCGGGTGATCCTCAGTATCGCCAACGACCTCCTGTTCGACCTGATGCCGGAGATGCTTCACGAATCGTGCAAATCCTACCGGACAGGCATCGGCTGCGGCCGGGTTGTGACCGAAGTCAGCCACAGGATGACAGGTAATCCAAACAACGGGTATTTGGGCTGGAAATCCGACTTGAGCAAGTACTTCGACAGCGTACCGCTCCGGTTCATTGACGAGGCGTTTGACAAGGTGGAGGCCGGATACGGGCATTCCGCCCTGATCGACGTGCTCAGAAAATATTACCATAGCGACCTGTACTTTGACGGGAAGAACAACCTTTGTCGGCAATACCAGTCTTTGAAACAAGGATGCCCCGTGGCAAGCTGGCTGGCTGACGTGTTGCTGTACGACCTTGACGAGGAACTGTCCCGGATGAACGGCTACTACGTCCGCTATTCGGATGACATGCTCTTTACCGGAGAAGATCACGGGAAAGCGATGGATGTGCTTCAAAAGCGTCTGGAAGAGAAAACCATGAGGCTCAACCCCAAAAAGATCGAGTTCCTGACTGCGGACCAATGGTTCAAGTTCCTCGGCTTCAGCATCAAGGGCAGCATGATCTCGCTCTCTTCGTCCCGCATCAAGACCTTCCAGCACGAAATCGAGCGGCGAACGATCCGCTGTCGGGATACGACACTTGTCAAAGCCGTAAATGCCGTGAACCGCTACCTTTATAAAGGCGAGTTTAGCTGGGCGACGCAAATACTTCCGGTCTGCAACGTGAAAAAGGACCTTGACGAGCTGAACAGGTTCGTGATGGACTGCCTGCGTGCCGTACAGACGGGCAAGCGCAAGGTCGGGGGACTGGGATACGTCCGGACCCGCCCCGAAGGTTGTATCGTCCGGGGACGGGGACGCCACGTGAAGTCCAACCGTGCCAAGACCGGACATGACATCCCCGGTTACCTGACCATCGGTTGTATGCGTAATGCCCTACTGACAAGCCGGGCTGTCTACAACACGCTGGTGGCCTCGCTGTAAATCATACGCCGGGCACACGGCAGACGGATGAAAGGCAGGACTTCAATGTTACAGGTACCGCATACCAGAACCATCTCGGACTTCCGGCACGCAAGCTACCGTAAGTCCCATATCGTTCTGGTTCATACCTGTAAATATCGGAAAGATAAAGGAATGTGCCGCCTGCCCGGCATCCGTCACGGAGCACACCGGGAAAGTTCGAGGAATAGGTTTGAGCATCCCGCGTGCCAAACGTCTTCTTTCCGAGTCTGAAGGCGGCTGACCGTCGCCTTCGGACTCCGCAGAAGACGCACACGCGGGCAACATCGGAAACATAAAGTTCTGTGCCGCTATTATGAGAACTTTCATTTTTTTTCAGCACAAGAGCGTGGTTCAAGGAATGACATTCAGCATCCCGTGTCCAATCGGCCTCCGTCGCGGCGGCGTATCCCTAACGTCATACGCCGCCGCCACTTAGGCTTCCGCCACGGGAGACATCAAAGACTTAAAGCAATGTGCCGCCATTATGAGAACCACGCCTCCCGGCACGGGGGAACGGTCAAGGTCAGGATTTCAATCGCGCAGCTCTATAACCTGCGGCCAGATCCTCCCGACGGCTTACCAGCCGGCGGAGCGTCACGGGCCAGCAGCAAGAGCTGCCCGTATCGAACGGGTAAAGTCACGTGCCGGCCTGAACGGGACCGAAAACGGTAGCGCAACCGGACATTGCACGAGGAACCGGATTTAACATACAGTATGCAACTGTGGTCCGTGAGCCGGGCGACCACCCGGTTCAGGACCGGCAGAATCTACTGTATTTATCAAGACAATAAAGCGATGCGTCGGCGGTTCGAGTGCATCAAATGAACAAACATAAGTATGTATGGAAAATATTTATCAGGAAACAGTCCGTACCGTTGAGAACGGCGCGAGGTTCAAGGTGGATATCCGCCGCAGGAGCCTGAAAATAGACGGCAGGTACATCATACGGGACGGCAGGTACGACGGTGGGCTGGGTGTGCCGGCCTGCACGGAGGATGAGTTCTTCTTGAACATGGAAAAACTGTACCGCCGCTACAAACACTCCGTGCCCTCCGAGCGCAGCGGGGGCAAGTCCCGGCTGTATTTCAGGGCCTTGCCGGAGAAAGACCTCGATGACGGGGACATGCTCTACGGTGAACGTCGGGACAAGGCGCAGGTAGAGCTGGAACTGTATCTTCTTTGCCGGATACTGGACGGTTTCAGGTGGAACCCCGAGACCATGGGACGCTGGTTCTGGCAGAGCAAGGCGGACAAAGATCTGGTGATACTCCGGGAGTGGGTGGAACCGAACAATAATCAACCAACCATTTAACATTGCTAACATGAAAAGAAAACAATCAGAAAACATCACGTGCCCGGTGTGCGGGACGGAACTTGCAATCACAGGCAAGAAAACCAAGGTCGCGGACAACCCCACCGCCCCGCCCCGGCAGGTAAAACTGCCCGGAACGGCGAAAGAACGCATCGAGGCGCTCCGTGCCGCCGGTGTGGACGTGAGCAACCTCTTTGCCATGCAGGGCGCCAACGGCGGCGAGTGCATCGCCTCCAACAAGAACGGCCGGCTGATCGTGCTGGATGACGACGACCCGATTTTCAGACAGATCACCATCCAGGGCGATGTTCCGAACCGCCGCCTGTTCCGCCGCTGGGTCATGGCGCAGATGTTCCGCATGATGGCCTGCAAGGACTACCGCTGCGGTGAGCCTGTGGGCGTGACGGAGATGGTCCACCGTTTGGGTTACGAGTACCAGTGGAAGATGTTGCTGGACGAGCTGCGCGCCCAAATGAAGATGGAGAAGGTCGACCCGGAGAACTTTGCCGACCGCAACCGCTGGTTTAACGCCGGGGTGGTGGCGGCGATGGCCGAGGACTACGTGAAGCGGCTTAAAGAGCGTATCGATTCCCTGAAGACCAAAAAATGTAAAGGCATTCCCTACAAGCGTGTCGGCGGCCGCAACATCTTCGTGGCGGACTTTGAGGCCAAGATTTACCGCCCGTTGCAAACGGCCGTGTACGGCATCCGGAATGCGAAAGATGCCGCCCGGCTGTACACCGCCGCCGGGAAATTCAACGACATGCGCATCAAGATGCCGTACGGTACGCCCCAGTGCAAGGAATGGGTCAACGCCTACAAGGGAGCCGGTGCGTTTTTCACCATGCAGAACCTTATCCGCTTCCACGGCTGCACGGCCGTCAACGATAAAGGGAGACGCCTGGACAAATACCATTCGCTGGCGTTCCTTTCCTCAAAGTCCGAAGCCTACAAGGACGGCGGGGGATGGCGCCTGCTGGCCGTGCTGAAGAAGATGCTCGATGACAACAACATCGACATCGAGAAGAAAATGGCAGAGTGGCGCAAAAAGTAGCCCCTCCTTTCCACCCGCTTGGTAGGCGGTATGGTGTGAAGGGCCTAAGAAAATCAGCAATTCCTCCACGAAACGATGCTCATCTCTGTGAACACAAGATGAGCATCCTTCACGGAAGCATTACATCACAAACGATAGAGGAATACCCCTGTAAAGGCAATCACACCTCTATTCTAATTCGTAACGAAACACCTTTATATTATGAGCAAAAAACAACTACGACGCAGGGCTTACCTGCTGCACCGGTTGCGGGGTCAAGGCATACGTTGCCTGACACGCTGCCGCACCATCTTCTTCCCATACGGGGAAGATCCGAAATCAGTGCCATACATCACTCAACTGATGAGCGAGTTCCATTTCCATGTCCAATTCGAAATCGTGGCCTGATATGAAACCGGGAGACATCGCCACACTGAAAGTCCCTTACAAGGGATACCGCCGCATAGAGCTGGTGGAACGGCTCCGGTACACGTGGCTGGTACGAATCTGCGAGAGCGGAAAAGAGATTGAAGTCTACGAAGACGAGTTTGAAGCGGATTGAACATGGAAAACGAAGAACAGGAAGAACGCGTACCGAATTTTATCGGTTATGCCGTCATCATCCTTACAGCGCACCACTTGGGCTGTGAGGTGGAAATGCTTGCCACGGCACAGGAAGTATGGCGGACAAAACGTCTGCCCGAACAAGTGCTGCCGGGCATGTACGGGAGAGCGGCACGTCAGGCCGTGGCTACAGTTCAGGAGAGAGGTCTGGCAGAACAGGCAGACCGTCTCGGAGAGATATTTTACCGCACGGGAGAATTTCCACTTCCGGACGGTGAGCAGTAACAATAAAAAATAAGAAGTACGGATATGAAAACAAGAACCTTTCAGGAAATCTACGACTTCTGCCGCACGGACGATACCTACCGGACCTACTTCCAAGTTCCAGACGAACTCGATATTACCGACCGCCGGACGAGAAAGTATTATTACGGGAACACCCATGACGGGCGCTGCCGGGCGGGCAGTTTCATTTACTGCCAGTCGATGCGGCAGCTTGAAAGGTTCCTGGGTGGTGCGAGACAGGACTATTATGTACATCTCGACACCCGGACCTGCCGGGAAACGGGCCTGAAGGATGAGATGTTCCTGCACTCGACCGTCTATGTCGTGGTGCACATCCGGGAACACGGCGTACAGTTCGGGATCGAACACCCCCTGCACGAGAGTTGGGTACATTTCACGGCCCGTTCCCACCGTCCCTTCACCAAGGAGGGCATCATAGCCGAAGCGAAAGCCTACATCGACAGGCATATCCTGCTGGCACCGGGAAGATACCGTGACCTGCAAATGGAGTACATGATCCCCAAAGCCGAATTTCCCTCATGGTACAAGCGGTACAAAAAAGAACAGCATGACCGGGAGGAGGCCGAACACCGGGACATGGTGGACAGGTACCGGCACAGGAACGACATCACCTACGAGGAAGCCCGTGACATGCTCGCCCTTTCAGGCATCTTTTTCGACCTGAACTGCGACGAGTTCGAACGGGACGAGATAACGGAAGAATTTGTAAGACTTTGTAACAAGACATAATATCCAAGCGAATGAACCTGTATGAACAAATAGACTATAAGGACTACCATATCAACATCTATTACGATGATGATCCCCTTGATCCCCGCAAAGATTTCGACAACCTCGGAACGCTTTATACGGCCCACCGCCGTTACCGTCCCGAAAAAGAGTTCGATGACCACTTCGATATCAATGAGGTATTCGACGGGCGTATCGGAAATTTCCGGGCATCCTTCCTGAAACGGTACGTCACGCTGCCGGTATATCTCTACGACCACAGCGGCATCACCGTTTCCACCTCGCCGTTCAGTTGCCCGTGGGATTCCGGCTTTTTCGGCATAATTGCGGTATCATTGGACAAGGTACGTGAAGAATACGGCTGGAAACATATCACGGCCAGGCGCAGGGAACAGATTGAAAAATACCTGCAAGACGAAATCGAGACACTCGACAACTATTACACGGATGAGGTGTTCGGCTTTGAGATAACCCCTTCTTCCGATGACAGGGAGGTGCTGGACAGCTGCCGGGGATTTTTCGGCATGGAATGCCTGAAAGAGATGGAGACCGAATGCCGGCACATCATCGACGGCCTGAACAAGACGGCAGCATAGAACGGAATATAAACTTCATAAATCAGAATAAAATGAAAACATCTTACGGACTTGAATTCAACACGGTAACTGAAATCAACCCCCAATGGAGCAATTATGACAAAACGGTTGCGAAAAGCCATCTCGCCAACGTCGGGGTGATTGTCGTGGATGCGGAGTACGGGCAGCCGATAGACAACGAGTGCGACCTCGAAGAAATCTACCCGATGCTCGAAAAAAAGAAGACGGACCATTCTAAAAATGAATGACATGGAAGAAAAACGAGATTATAAGGAAATTAAGGTACGCCTGCACCATATCGACCGCGGAAACTGCACGGAAGTGTGGGAAGTACAGACGGAAGTAGGCAAGCCCGCCCGCTATCTGGGACGAGACGACGGCTTCGGACCGAAGGAGTGGTACACGTTATGCGATGCCCCCTACGGATATTGCGAGAGGGACTGTCACGTAAGGACGGACCTCACCCTTGTCATATGTGACAAGGACTGGAACGAGGTACTGCGTGACGGCACGAACAGGAAACGCTTCCCCGAAAGTTTTCCTTCACTGGACGAAGCCTGCAACGAAGCGTGGAGCAAGGTCGTGAAAGAACTTCCTCACGTCACACGCGGTGGCTTCAGGGAATGGATTACCAAGCAATCATTCCTCCCGCTGAATCAAACCGAGGCTCTGAACTGGAGCGATTGCTACTACGAAGAGGAGAAAAGTGAGGAGCTCTCGCGTTTCACATGGATCGGCGAGGAATACGCCATCTACAGGGTCACCCAAAGACATACAAAGTGTGATGCCCGCTGGTATGAATATTATGCCGGAAAGGCAAAACTTCGTCAAAACGAGGGTTATACCCGTTTCTTCGCCTACGAATACCGCGACCGCCATATCAGTGACGTGCTTAGGACACTCGGCAAGCGGTGCAACGACATCAGCAGCGCCGTGGTGGAGACCCGTTACAGCAAGGACGGGCCCACCATGTCCTACTTCATGGACGAGTTCATCGGTTACGACTTATCCTATGAACAGGGCTGTGACGCCAAGGAATGCAGGTTGCGCAAGGCACGGGAAGACTACAACGGGGCGAACGCCTACTATTACAAGCTGAAAGAGAACGAGAAGAGCATCCGAGGCATTGAGGCGGTGCTGCTTGTCATGAGAGAACAAATCCAAAAAGCGAAAAATAATAAATACTGCTATGGAAACAGGTAAAACAATCAAGCCGGAAGAAAATGCCGAAGCGTCCGAGATGCTCGATTACATTACAAGCCGGTTGAAACTTAACGGAGAGGAATGGGACCTGACCGACGACACGGGCAAGCCCGTCATCTTTGATGTGGAAAAGAACGTGTATATTCCGGATATCCGGCTCTCGAAAGACAACATACCGTGTGCGGTAATCCCGCTGGGATACTTCGAGAACGACACCATCCGGGCCGTCGTGGATACGGTCTCCCTGTAAAAATTCCCTAAAATGAAACCGAAGGATAACGGGCTGGCCAACCTCCACGACGCGAACCGCCGGGAACGGGGTTTCTGTTGCATGAAACTGATCACGTTCCTGGTGGCAGACGGGGTGAAGGACCGGGACGAGTGGCACGGGGAGCATCTCAATGCCGCCCGTGGCGAATGCAAGTACCGGGCACAATGCCCGGTGTATGAACAAACCCAAAGCAAAAAACTACCAAATAAAATCACATGATACTCAATGTTGTAAAAAACGGCTTGAACAACAGTGAGATCGCAAGACATGTGAAAAATGTCTTTGACCGGGCAGAGGTAAATATCAAAAAGGATTACACGGTATCCGTAGATATTCAGGTGACCGATGAGAACGGACTATACAGCCTGGAGGCATTGAAAGAACTGGAATACCACTTCAGGGATTATGACATCAGAATATGGTAACCGACAAATGCCGGACACTTTCACTCTTTCGACTTTGTCCGTGATGACAACAAAAGTATCATAATGAAGAATAATCATGCTATACAAGTTACTTGAAGACATCCGGCACCTGCTGGAAACAAAAGACTCGCAGACGGCAGCGGAACGGGAAATCCTTGACAGGATACTCCTTGCCCTCCCGCATACACGCCGGAACCGGGATGCGGAGCTGCTGGCGCCGAACGAGGTGCTGGTACGCATCTGTCCGGATACCGGACACCCGGTACTGGTTTGTCACGACGGCCGGGGGCAATGCTCGTGCCTGCACAACGAGACCGTCGAGGAAGATGCCGTAGACGTGAAGCTGTGGCTCTCGTCCCTCGGTAAGGAGTGTAACGGCAACCGAAAATTGCTGGAAACGGTCGTGGACCTGGCCTACAACGCCGGGGCGGAAAATCTCTGGGAAGGCAGGGATTCCCGGGCCGTCAATGCCGACATCATCCGTTGGGCAGAGGAATTCGAGACGGAACATGCGGATACCGATTGGAATGCGGAAGATTACCTGCTCGCCGTTGACGGCTTTTACAAGGAAAGAATATCGAACATGTAATACTATAAGGATATGATTCAAAATTTTTTAGAAGACAATCAAGTGTCTTGTCCTATGTGCCGGTCAGAGAATATCCGTTATGACTTGCACGAGGGACTTTTCCGTTGTGGCGCATGTTCCCTGACGTGGGACGACAAGCTGTACGTGCTGGTTGAATTTCCCGAGGATGCCTCCTCTTTCGAGGAAGGCGGAACCGGTTACCCCTCGTGGAACAGCGGGGACAACGGCGCACGCTATGTCCCCGAGGAGGAATACATCCGGGTATTCGGTAAATCTCCCAAGCCTGAGAAATGTTACCGTGCCGTGTGCTGGCCGGACTCCCAGAAGTATATCGGGAAGGAAGAGTACAAACTCATCCAGGACGAGGACGGGATGCGTGATTTCGGGACGTCCGCATACTGGGTCCCGCTATCACCGATTAAGAAAATGTAAAACCTAAAAAATAGAGACACATGAAAGAAAAAGAGACACCGGTATGCCCCGAATGCGGGGGTACCGACATAGATATTCTGGACGACGAGGGCGTGGCGATTTGTAATGACTGCCATCTCGAATGGCCTTACGTGGAGGATTGAGAATGGGAACGATAGATGTTTATACGGAACGTGGCGACCTGGTCACCTGTTCCAACTGCGGCAAGGTAATGCTTCTGCCGTATGGAGCGGACAAATGTCCCGCTTGCAGGAAAGAAGGCTGCCTGGCATGGACGGACGGGAGCTTGCAGGAGGCCGACATCGACTCCCTGCTCGAACGGCACTGCAACCTGCACCGGAAGAGAGAACTGCAACCGGAAGATTATCTGTCGCTCTCCGTACTGGCAACCGAACATGTTCCATACCTGACAGACAAACCCCAAACCGCCCGTGAAACCCTTTCCCTACTCCTTGAAATCAGTAAACTTTTTGAGGGACACTGGCGCGGCACGGGATGTTTTCAGTCTGAGAACATCTACACGCCCGCCATCAAGGCGCTGCTCGATAAACTGGATGAAAAGCTGAAAACGGGTGACACAATTCCGGTAGAATACCAGGATTGCCGCTCCCTCAGTGAGTTTTTCCGGGTAATCGCCGACAAGCGTTCCGCAAAGGAAGAGGTATTGTTTTCCTCGGATGAGGAAGGAAACTACTATTTCAACGGGCGGAAGATTGCGGTGGAGCAGACATATAAATACGCCTATCGGCTACTGAAGACCAAGATACAGACCAGCAGCCGACGCCCGATAGATTTCTACTTCAGTTATCTGGCCCGTTTCGGCCCGTACGGTACATACGGCAATCCCTTCTACCCGAGTATCACGGATCTGATATGCAGGAGTTACCTGCCAAAAACTACAGAATGAATCCCGGAAAGGCGATGGACGACGGTTCACCGCCTTTCTTATTGTATAACTATTTTAACATCAATCATTATGGCAACAACATTAGCAACCATGACTGCCCCCATGCAGTTCGATTTCCAGAACAACAATGTCGAGGTGATGACGCTCGACACGCTCCGCCGCACGCACAAGGAGAATGACATCTACGGCAACCCCGTCAAGGGTATCTACCACTACGAGGTGATAGAGCGCATGGCGGACATCTGCAAGAAGTACAAACTGAACTACGAGGTGGAGGAGATATTCGCCGCCCAGAACAAGAACAAGGCCCAGCCCGGCGTGGTCGTCCTGCCCCAGGTGGAACAGAAGTTCGGGACGATGGCCGTCGAGGCCCACATCCTGCGACGGGTGTACACGACCATCCGCATCAAAGAGTGGGACACGGAAGAGCTGACCACCACGCTGGTCGTGGCGTTCCATCAGGACGGCATCCAGGCCGCTATTGGCCCTTGTGTACGGGTGTGCCACAACCAGTGTATCCTCTCCCCGGAGCGCAGCGTATCGAACTACGGAAAAGAGAAGGTCTCCACGGAGGAACTTTTCAACCGTGTGGACGAATGGCTGTCCAACTTCGAGGTACAGATGAACGAGGACAGGGAGCGTATCCGCCGGTTGAAGGAGAAGAAAATCACGCCCGTGGAGATGTATGCCTACATCGGCTTGCTGACGGCGTTGAGGGTTTCACATGACAACTCCGACAAACGCCTCTCTTCCAAAGTGGAGACCTACCCGTTAAACCAGTCCCAGATTTCCATTTTTACCGAGGATCTGCTCAAACTCGCCGAAGAGAAACAGACACTCACGGCATGGGACATCTACAACGTGGCGACCGAGCTTTATAAACCGGGCAAGACCGACCTGCCGGCGATGATCCCCCAAAACGGGGCGCTGGCCGAGGTACTGCTTTCCCGTTCACTCAACTAAAACATACAACATCATGGCAGAAAGAAAATACAAACGGGCGACGCTTGAAAAGCGTCTCGAACGACTTGAGAAAAGCCTTTACAAGGAGAAGATGCGCCTGCACAGCGTCATCGACAACACGGGTTGGGGAGCCGGAATGCGACGCACGAAATGCACGCCGTCCTTCCGTCGAGAAACGGAACTGCAGGAGAAAATACGGAATGTCAAACAACTCATCGCCATGTGCGGTTCATGAGCCATGACCCGCATCAAAGGACAACTGACGACAGCCGACTACCTCCCCATAGACACTTTCCGCCAACTGCTCGACGGGCTGGAGAAAGATAAGGAGTACCTGTGGGAAACGTATTGCTGGCTGTCGTTCTGCACGGCATTCCGTGCTTCGGACGTGCGGATGTTGCAATGGAGGGACGTATTGAACCGGCGGGAACTGGTACGGATTGAACAGAAGACAAAAAAGAACCGGCTGGTGAAATTCAACAATGAGGTACAGGAGAAAACACGGCATTTGTACGAGTCGCAGGGTTGCCCGGATGTGGACGGTTATATTTTTAAGAACCCGCGAACCGGCAGACCATATTCCCTGGAATATATCAACCGCCTGCTAAAAGTGTTCCGTTTCAGGTATAAGCTCCCTATCCGGGCATTCTCCACGCATACCTTCCGGAAGACCTTCGGAAGATACGTTTACGAGTTGTCGGGACGTACGGCCGAAGGCCTGATCCTGCTCAACCAGATTTTCCGGCACTCCAACCTGGAAACCACACGCCGGTACATCGGACTGGCGCAGGAGGACATCGACAAGGTGTTCGACTCCATACGTCTATGACAACATTTCCAGGAATGATACACGGTTCCGCGTCAAGCATAACCGGATATCGGCCAAGAGATTCCTGTAAATTATAACTTTCAAGCCGGGCTGTCACTCGAAAGAAACATAGCCTGGCTATACTTTAACAGTAAGACGTAACAGTATTATGAGCATACAAATCGGAAAATTGTTGCCGGACGGCAGTGTCCGGCATATCAAAGCGTTACACGAGACGCTTTCGAAAGACCTGGTGAGGAAACTCCGGGTGTTCTATCCCAACGAAAAACGGGTGGACGCGCTGCTGTCACTCGGAGATATACATGTATTGGGACCTTCACCTTACGGGAAATGGGTAGGATACGGTGATGCAGTCCACTGTTTCTCCAAAATCCGTGACGGACGGGAACAACCACGGCAATTCCCGGCACGCCGTGCGGACAACACCGATATTTTCAGCCGCATGGCAGACACGTGTCTTCTGTTCGCCGGCGGCAAATGGAATGTCATGGTCGGGGATGAATGTCGGAAAATATCTTCTTACGACGGGGATGTGCCTTCCCATGACAGCATGGGACCGGTCTCGGTGTACGTCAACAACCATGCCCGGCTCGAAAAGATACATACACCCCGGCACTGGCAGGGACTTCAGGAACTCGCCGAACAGGAATCCCGTATTCTCTACGTCTACCGGGGGTGCCGCCTCGTGAAAATCATCCGTTCGTCCAACCTTAAAAAGAAACTGTATGTTACACGATAATATCGTATCAGCCATAGAATGGCTGCCCGAACACCTGTTCACGGAAGAGATCGTGGAAGCGGCCGTCGAGAGCAAGGAAATCGAGGTGCTGAGTTATATTCCGGGACGCTTCCTCACCTCCGAACGGATAGAACGTATCATAGCGGACAGTAAAGAGAGCTGGCACAGCTTTGAACTGCGCAACATCCCGGAAAAATACCGTTCGCAAGCCGTTTGTGATTACGCTATGCGTAAGAGCACGAAAAACATTGCCGCCGTCCCCGAGGCGATGATTACCCGCGAAATGGCAGAGGCAGTCATCCGAAACGGACGGGGCAATTTCGACATTCTCGCCTGCATCCCCGAACGTCTCTGGGATGCGCGGCTGGCATACTTGGCCCTGCACAACTATATTTACGAACCGTATTATACAGCAAAAGGGTCGGATTCCATTATGATAACGGAACTCATCTTGGGATATGTTCCCGGTGCGGTCAAGACCCGGGAATTCTATTACGGGATGCTTGATGAGACGAAGATATTGAGCACGATTACCGATGCCGTCGTACCGTCCCGATTCAAGACCAAAGCGTACTATTGCAAGATGGCAGAGCACGACCTGTCACTCGTTCCGGCAGAATGCTATTCCTATGAAATTCTCCATGCGGCCGTCTGCTCTGCGGATAGCAAGAACTTTATCACCGACCCGAAGTTCTACAAGCCGTTGTTGGTATATCTGGATGATATGCTGGCAGACCGGTTGGTAGAGAAACACCCTTATATGTTCAGAGATCTACCGCAACCGTTCAGGACATCAAAAAGATTGCTTATCGCCATCGAAAACAGCAACCGGGAAACGAACTGCTACATCGATGAAGACACGGAGAAGCACCTGCTCACGACAGAGGTCTGCAAGGCCTTCGTCCGAAGAAACGGCAATTGCCCCCAATTCCCCTCAAAAGTGTGGACGCAGAAGTTTGTCGATTACTGTATGGAGTATGGGACATCGTTCCGCTGGTATCGCCAGATGCCGCGAGAGTTCCAGACCCCGACGAACACGCGGGCAGCCTATGATTACAGCCATTATCATATTTGTGACTTCGCCAAACGCTTTATTACCCCGCAAATGGCGAAGGAATGCTACAGGGAGGACAGCTATAAGCATGTCATCCCCCGACATTTCCTCACGGAGTTCTGCCGGCAGACGGGGCTGTCCGAGAAGTTCTACGGCGGGGAGACCTCGATATTGTCTTTGAAGAATGACCGCAACGACTATACTTATTGCAAAATCGGAAACACTTATCTGGCCCTTTATCTGAAAAAACAATACGATCCATCATCGGCGCGCCTGATGATGACAAGGACAGATTCGAGATACTGCACACCGGGAAAAGTGTTCGATGTCCCGGTCGGAACGTTCCACCGTACATGGCTGGAGAAAATCGTGGCGGAGAACGATCCCCTGTTCGTGAAGCCACGTGTAGACAAGTCGCTGAAAGCCGTACAGGCGATCTGTTATTACGGTGTCGAGAAACTGAAGGACCTGAACCGCACGGAAATTTTCCGCAACACGTTCATGGGTGAGACCATCGGATACTGTGCACGCCGCAGAGACCTGACCTATCATTGTGAGAACTGCGAGGCACTGATCGAGGGGCTGAAATACAAAATCCGGGGCATGGCCGTTCCCGTGACGCCGGCGGAGGATATGACGCTCTACACCGCCGATATGCTGCACCGGAAATTCGGGTTCTGCTATACAGGCATGACGGCATTCGCCACGGACTACGGACTGGATATGGAAAAAGCATACAGTCCGGCACAAATGCGTCAGATCGTGCAGGAAAAAGGCCGCAAACCTTCATTGAGGAGTTATCAGCGTGAATTGAAACGAATAAACATTATCTGATATGAAAAAGTATAAAATAGCCATAGAAGAGACCCTGCGCAGGGTCGTGGGGGTTGAGGCGGAAACGCCGGGACTGGCTGTCAGCAAGGTGGAGGACGAGTACAACGAAGAGATACACGTGCTCTCGGCCGATGATTTCATCGGAACCGACATCGCGCTTGCACAGGAGGATGAGGAGGTGAAACATGCCCTGGATGACAGGGATTTTACCGGATACGTGGAAAAACGGTTTAAAGAGCATGAAGAGTTCATATCCATCGAGGACAAAATCCGGCTGGCGTTCGGAAGTTTCGACAACGCCCTGTATGAGTTTGGAGAACACCGCAAAGAGTCGGAACGGAACCGCCCTAAAGTCTACCTGCTGTACCGGAGCGACGCCTGGCACAGCCGCTCTTCCATGGAGCTTGTCGCCCCGTTCTCCTCGTTCGAGAACATGATGGAGTACCTGCGTCGCAAGAAGAAGGAGTTTCACTTGACGACAAGCGATCTGGAAGAGTTCGGGAACAACCGCCAGACGCAGGGACGGGATGAAAACTACCTGTACGAATCGGATTACCTTGACGTATTGCCGGAACCGGAACCCGAACGGGCGCCAAGAGAACAAGCCTTCTACGACAAGATTTTCGTCTGCGGTAAATCCGAATTGTCCCGTGGGGAACTGGAATCCCTGCCGGTTCCCTTTGATACCTACGATGTAACGGACGGGCAGATGGAGGAGATTATGCAGGAAACGGAACAGGAAACCCGGAACCGCCTGAGACTGGGTGAAAACGAATCCGTCGACCCGGAGAATGACCGCCACAGTGAAGTATGGTGGGAGGAGATGGAGAAAACGGTGGTAAGGCATGGAGTGCCATACCACGAGGACGAATAACGAAAATAAAAATTGTTCATCACACGCCATAATGATGACCGACCGTCGCGGCTACGGCTGCGGCGGTCTTTTTTAATAACAAGGAGGTGAATACTTCACTCCTTTTACTACTGACAACGCTAATCTTAAGATAAAATAAGAAAATGATAGAAATAGGCAACAAGACAGAAACGCCGGAAGGCGTGTTCTACGAACTGGAATACGGAGGGGAAGGAAACATCTACAAGAACGAGGATGCCTTTCTCAACCGCCCCGACGAGGTCTGCTATGTCCCCGAATATGCGGCGGAAGACTACGAGAACTGGCAGATTCCGCAAACCGGGGACTGCTACACACACAATTCGCTGCTCGAATTGTGCAAGGGCGACGAGGAGGTGTGTCAGAACCTCTTCTACAGTCTGGAATGGACTTATCCCGAAACCTTGCTGGACGAATGGGAATCGAACGGCTATTTTGATGAAACCGAAGAATGGTATGACGATTAAGATAGGACGAAAGGTATGGAAAAATATAAAATAGTACTGACCGGGCCGACCGGAAGCAAAGCTCCGAACTACATCCTAAGTCTGAGGATGCATGTGAAATCGTATTTCTCCCGAGCCTACGACAAGGAAGAATTCGACCACGTGCTTCACTGCATCAGCTCGTTCATCGATGATTTTTCCTTCAAGGTACGTAACGCCCGGTATCGGGGCGACATCCTGAAAAGGACCATCCGGGACGACTGCCTGAAAGTATTCAATTTGGGTGACGAGAAGGTGATACTGACCGTCTCCTTTACCCCTCTGGAAACATAAAACCAAGAATATGACAAATATGAACAAGACAACAAGAATGGAACCGGGCAAAGTCCCGGACAAAATGGACGCCGACGAACTGCACCTGTTCGCCGTCGAGTACGCGTTTATCGACGGGCGGCTGCACGAGGCCGAGCAAGCCATGCTGAAATTCATGCTTGGATTCCTGGAACGATACGGCCGCGTATCTCTCGGCCGCACGGAAGAGGAGGAACCCGATGACAGCAAGTTCCCAGTCACGATAACCCTGTACGGGGAGCACGACACGCCCCGCATCAAGCTCACCGATGTCTACCTGACGGATGACGGGAAATACCTCCATGCCGACGGGATAGATGCCGGGACCGGGGAGAAACGGACCGGGTTCTACATCTACCGCGAGCAATACGCCGATGTCTTCCGGTTTATCGGCCATGCATCGGCCATGAATTGACAAGAGAAAGGACAACGATTATAAAAACGGAACATTACATGAACAGTATCAAAGATTTACAGAAGGCTGTCCGCAACATCCTCGTGAACAACGGTCTTACGGAACTCTCCCTGGAAGATACCGGGGAACTGGAAGATCCCACCTATATCATCTGGTTCGACAACGACTGCCAGCCTTACGAGGATCCCGTGTTGAAAGTCTGTATCGAAGAAACCGGAATCGCCGTCGAACTCGATGCCCGGAATTTCGGAAATACGGTGACAGTATACGATTATGACATCGATCGCAACGAGTGGTGGGAAGGTATCCGTGCCAACCTGCTGGAAGTGCTCGAACGGGACGGCCGGCGCCGCTGTCCGGCCTGCGGCAGGCCGCTCAAGGGAAACCGGCGGTATTGCAGCGACGAATGCCGCAAGCTCATAGTGCCTGAACCGACAGCGGAGCAGGTCGTGAAGAAAGCGAACCGGAACATCCGACGGCTGGCAGCTTTGGCCGCCGGAAAGGACAAGGCGTATAAAAAGAGACTGATAGAGAAATATACCGTCGGTCTGTCACAGGCCGGCTTTGTGACACTTAAAAAAGTATGATAGAATGGCAACAAGAACCGTTTACCTGACCGTGCGCCTCGATATCGACAACCCACAAGTCGGGGAAATCACGGACGAAGACATCGACGTAATCGTCAGCGAGGTGGATTATGAATTCAAAAACTACGGTGACTATGCAATCGACACGGAAATCTGCGGTCGCAATGACGAGGACGGTCTTTAGAAAATACCCCGACGGGCAGGTCATCGCCCTGTTCCCGGATATCCCGTGGAGCGGGCGACGGGGTGAGGTCACCTCCTACATGCACCTCGGTCAGCACGGCGCGGCCGACTACTGCCACGTGGTTGCCACGACCAAACCGGCGACGGAGGGTGAGTACGGCGACCTGCTGGCAGAACTGAGCCAAGCCGGCTATGACAATATGAGAATTGTAAAACGAGCAAAAATTCAGAACTATGACGGAAGATGACCAAAGAACAGTGCTTGACAACCATTATGAGGGTTGTCTTGATTTCCGGAAAAAACAGGGCAAGGACGAGATTACGGCCATGGGGCCGGCCCTGCGTGAACTAAAGAATGCCACGACCAATCCTTTGTCTCCGCATGGCGAGCCGCTCGACCCGGCCATCATCGCCGAAACGGCAGGCAAATACCGTGAAAGGTTGAACGAGGCCATGGCGGCGACATTTGACCCCGACGATGAGAATGTCCGCCGTTGTGACCACTGCGGCAAGCCCATGAAAGAAGGTTATTACCTCGGTGGGGAGTACGCCTGCTGCGACGAGTGTGCGCTCGCCCTTTACAACGGGGACAAGGAGCAGATGGAAGAGGACCTGAGCCATGCCCAGGAAGAGGACGGCGAGTGCTATTGGACCGAATGGGAGTCCTTTTACTTCGATTAGTGTCAAGGGTCAGGACGACAAGACAATCAGAAAAAAGTATGATGAAGAAGAATTATAAAATCAAGACCATTCTCGAATCCCTGAAAGAAGAGGTCGAGAACGGGAAAATATCCCTCCGGGAAGCCGCCGTTGAGCTTCATAAAGCCGGCTGGACGAATTTCATCGACATCGATGCCACGAGAAACCTGTTGAAGCTCCGGCAACCGGGCAAAACCCGGAATGCAACGGGGAGCGGAAACGACCCGGGATTTTCCGACATGATGGAAAAATACCACGAGATGAAAGCGGCGCACCCGGACGCCCTGTACATTTTTCGAGACGGGGAATCTTGTGAACTGTACGAGGACGATGCCATCTCCGCTTCCGGTATGGTGGGTATCGCCATTACCGAATGCGCCGACGGGCAAGGGAAAAGCGTCAGGACGCTGCGGTTTCCCTTCCGGGAACTGGGCGTGTATCTCTCCAAGCTGGTACGAGCCGATAAACGGGTGGCCCTCTGCGAACGAGTCAAATCGGTCCGGTCAAACGAACCTGATAACCATTAGTAAAAAACATTCAAAAACCAAAGACAGATGATAAAGATAACCATGATTTTCGGCGAGGACGCCGTGAGAAAATACGACGAGAGTAAAGAACTGCCTTCCCGGGAATGGCTGGCGGACAACGGGGGTGTCGTGGACGAGAAAGAGTTCGAAACCGAGGCGGAGTACCATGCCTACATCGCCGGACTGAACGACGGCGACGGATGGACGGACTACCAGATCATACGTCACCCGGATAAGACGGAAGAGACGGACACCTCGTGCGGGGAGTCGGTCTGGATGCGGGCCGGAATAACTGTTCAAGGCAGCAGGAAGGAGATCGAAAAAATCCTGACCGGTGATGCCGGGACCCTTCAGACCCTGCTTGAAGCCGGCAGTTACGAATTTGACGGCGAAACCTATATCCCCATGACCATCATGGAGCGATACAACAAAAAGCACGATACGGATTTCGAGGAGGATGAGATTGAGTTTCATCTCTGTATCGATAAGAGGTTGTCGGGACAGCATCTCAATGCCCATTTGCGGAATCTTACGGACCGGTTTGTTACGGAACTGAGCCGCCTGCCGCTCAGACCGGACGGATGGCTGCCGCATATCGTCTATGTCGAGGAGGAAGGCGACTATCCGGTCTACACGATGTACAAACTGGAGGAAATCCGTGAGGACGGCTCCTGCGTGCTCTTCAACCCGGAAACCGGTGAACGGTTCAACGACCGCCATCTCTACGAGATCAACATCGACTGGCTCGATACTGTATTGGAGCGATATTACGAATACTGTCCGGAACAGAAAATAAAAGACGAACGTCATGCCTTACAGGAGTGAGAAAATCCTGATCTGCGGGACGCGATACGACCGCAGGCAGAAACTGACACCCGAACAGCGGGCGGAGATATTCCATCGCTATCACACCGGGAGGGTCAGCCAGCGACAATTGGCTCGGCAATACGGGGTAAGCCGCCGTCTGATCACGTTTATCATCGATCCCGAAAAGATGGAGACGGCAAACGAGGAACTGAAACGGCGTAAGGCCAAAGGACTGTATAAGCCGGACAAACAGAAGTGGGCGGCGACAGTTCGGGAACACCGCCGATACAAACAACAACTTTACAAACAAGGACAAATAGAATGATGAACACCAAAGAAGAATTATTCGCGGAAGAGTTCGAAACAATGACCGTCAACGACTCGCCGGTATTGTTTACTCCGCTTAGAATCAACAGACAAATACTCCCTGACGGGCTGTTCGCCTACGACATCCGCGAGTCGGACGACGGCGACAGGCCGGCCACCGTCGAGCCTGTTGTCACGGTAAATCACGGCGGCACCATTATTTCCCGCGAGGAGTTCCCGATGGGGGACCGGGGTGGTGTGGAGATCGAAGACTACAACTTCGAGGGAGACCCGATGACCCTTAAAGAATGGCTTGAAGAGAACGCTTAAATTTTATACGGATATGGACATTCAAAAACTGACAGAGAATTACCGGAAACGCTTCAATGACTTCTACGGGCAAGCGGAAGCTGCAGAAGAAGATTCCGGCAGGAAGAAAAAGAAGACGCAACCCGAACGGCCGAATTTCCTCGCCGAGGTCATCCGGCCGGTGCTGGATGCGCTGGTGGACCTTCTGCCCGGGTACGGGTTCTCTAAGACCACGGACAAATACGCCATGTACGGGGACTATTACCGTATCAAGGCGGGCATCGTCCTCATAGGCGGTTTTTCCGTGGATGAGGATTTCGGGCTGGTTTTCACGCCGCTGTTTCATGGAAAACCATGTGGGCAGCAACAGAAAATAACCGACTCACGGCAGCTTGTCGACGTGCTGCGAAAGGAGTTTGAAAAAAGGGAGGTAAAGATGAAAACGATGTAGAATTATGTGAATAAAGAGGATTTTATGCCGTAAATATCATATATTTGTATACAATGACACCTGTATATGTTATTCAGACTGAAATCCCCGATATTGAAGCGGGTAGGAACACTCCGGATGTTTGGCTGTCATAATAAACCTCATATATC